AACGATCTTAAGCAATGGAAAGTAGGAACAGAGGGAGAGACATGGGATTATGGTTACGTCCAGAATCCTAAACAGTTTATTGAAGAGGTTTTTGAAATCGCTTTCGGGGATGATGCCATCAATCGTAACTATTCTATGGGCGAAGTTTTAGATAGACTTATGGAATTTAGTGACGATGCACTACGTTACAATGGAGAGTTAGATTAATGATAAATGTACAGATTACATTCGATGAAGCATATCAGTTTATTAAACTGTATGACATACTCAGGGATATGGATATGCCTTTAACACCAAAACAAATGAGTGTATTTGAAAAGATACAAACAGGAGACTACCTAGTCAAAACTCATCCTAGTTCACAACATTATCAAGGAGCGTAAAATGCAAGTAGTTATTACACCAAAAAACTTATTCTCACTTGAAACTTGTGTGGACTGTAGTAAAAACTGTAGTATCGGGTCAGGTCGATTTGTGAATAGGTATGCATATTATGGAGACGAAGTAGAGGGATGGCGGTGTGGTCATTGTGCTGAAGAACTTGATGCATTTATAGAGGAGAACATACAATGTTAACTGATAATGAACTTATCTCAATAGTTCGCACTCTAGACAAATATTGTGAGCAACCAAATATTGCTGACGATATTGAAGAAGAGTTGATGAGAATATCTTTTAAGATAGAGGATATCTTAATCAATCGAGGTGTGGAAGTCAATAGCATATGTGACAGTTAAATATGTGTCACACACTTCCACGCATCGGGTATAAAATCCCTTATAATAAGGATAACGACAACAAACATTATTATGAGACCAACAGACCTAGTAACAGCAAAAAGACAAATCGATGATTTCGTTGATTATGTTGATTCATTCTATGGTCAGAATGACCCTTTATACCCTTTAGTTTATCAAGGTCAACCATTAACAAAGACTGATATTCTAACAGCAACAGTTATCTACCTCGACCAGTGCAACAACGATGATTTCGAGTTTTGTACATGGGGTGATGGTGATTCACTTGACAGAGAGAGAGTAAGAGACATTCTACTAGACAAACTAAACTATGATCACAAAGACGGTACATGGTAATGCTATTAGTTACTCACATAGACGTTTATGAAAAACTGGATGACGATATCCAGTTTAAGATAGACAATGGTCTCGGATGTTGGACATCAAAAGATCATGAACTATGGGATGATGTACAAAACTACATTCAACCCTATACTCTCAAAAATGTAGAGTATGAAAAAAACAGACCACACGCTCTAACGTCATTCCTATGAAAAGATCAACTTTTACAATATTCAATGAGTGGTTAAACACTTGCCCCTATGGGGATTATACAACTGGCGGTATGGACTACAACCCAAAAACTAAAATGTGGGAAGTATCGTTTAAAGTACCGAATGTTTCAAAAGCACTCAAAGATTCTTATACACCATTTGAATATGAAAATCAATAGGCATTGTGCCAGTTATTAAAGTGGCACATAGTTACCCCATCTGGGGATACAACCCACTATAATAATAGTATAAGCAACAAACATTATTATGAACTCAACAGCAACTTACACAGAACCAACAAACAGAATCAAACAGAGAATCCTATTTGATGACAACTTACAGAATATGGCATGTTGTTGTGCTGACTGGGCAGAGTATGTTATCGAGATCGAAGAGTGGGGAATCTACAAGTTAGGCGGAGTTGATTTTGATGATTTAACTTCTGACGATATTGTTAAACTTGATGAGTTTATCAAGTCAGAAAACGGTTACATCAGAGAGGAGGTTTAAGCAATGTCAACTAAACCATTTAACTGGACTATTCCATCATTTAACGATACAGAGCAAAAATGGCGAGAGTATCACGAGGAATACGAAGAGAAATTTACGACTGACATATATCAGGCACATATAGCAATCGCACAAAAATTTCCATTCATTTATAATGAGTATGGACTACCGAGGGAGGACTAGTCAATGAAAAATGTGCCACTTTATAAAGTGTCCACTTATGCCACACTTGTGGTCATAATCCTTTATAATATTAGTATAAACACAGTTCAAACAACTTTATTATGAGTCATTCAGCAAACACAGAAATCCTAGAAAACTTATACGAGGAGATTCTAGACGATCTTACAGCAAAAAACATCCAACTAGGTATTATGTTACCTATGGAACACCTCGAAGCAATAGCATCAAAGCATGCTAACCAAAAATTTGAGATGATGTGCCAATAAACAAACTGGCACACAGTATCCCCATCTGGGGATACAATCCACTATAATAATAGTATAACAAACATTCAACAACTTTTATTCATTATGTCAGGTATTTACGGAAGCAACAAAAAAGGTCTAAACATTCAAGTAACTGATTCTCAGTACGATTTTCTTTATGACCTAGTTATGTCAGCATACGATTTGGATATTCCAGATCAAAAAGGTTGGGATACTCAAACCTTTGATAATCTAGTTGATAATGTTTGCAACGCAAAGCAAACTTATTTAACTAATGACGTAAAAGGAGTTTAATCAAATGAGAACTTGGATTTTTGGAAACTATGTAAACGACCCGCATGGGAAGTTTATGCCATTACAGACTATTGAGTCAGAATTCTATGGAAGACATTTTTTCATAGATCTCGCATTTGAGTTTATATCAGCACCTAGTCTCAAGTCAGGTGGATATGATGAGAGTCAACTGGATTATGTTGCTAACTGGACAGACATGGAAGGTCTCAACATAGGGGAACTAATGAACATATACAGAGATCTTACATGGAAGGAAAATAATAAAAATCAAGAGAAGGCACATTCTGATATGTGCGAATATATGGAAGCAGTCGAAAATGGCGAGGTCACATATCTATGAAGACTATACAACGATACAAAAAACCTGACTCTATTGGAGTCGGGGATAATGTACTCTTTAAAAATAAAGAGTATCAAGTCTTGATAAACTACATTAAAGGAGATCAGGATAGGAAGGGATTTATACCAACTGAAAACTTTACTATCCTTATTAATGATAGAGGTAAAAGAGTTTATTGTCATAACTTTAAAGAGTTGGAGATTCTAGGATAATGGAATATAATCAAAAGTTATGGAAGTCTAAAAGATGGGGAGATTATAAAAAATATCAAGATACTTCTTACATCTATTTTTCCCAAATCGAGCAGGGTTATTTAATCAGGCAAAAGACTAAACAACTTAAACAACACTATGAAAACTTTTAAAGAGATCTCTTACTTGAGAAAAGAAACAAGTTTCAAAGATCATGGGTATATGTTCTTCTCTAATATAGAACAGAAACCTATGATAATGTCAACCGATATTGTGCCACTTGTTAAACTGTCACACTCGCCCCCCATTTGTGGGTCGGACGCCACTATAATAGAGGTATAAGCAACAAAGATTATTATGACACACACAATGGTAAAAACAGACATCTACGGTTATGTAAGTCAACTATGTGATTCTCTCGAAAGGAACTATAAAGAGTATCGTATCAGAATGCATGAAACAAACTTCACAAGTTTTAAGTCTCAAAACAGAACAGACTTATCAGACTATGCACAGGAGCAACTTCGCAATATTGAGAATGGAACTGAAAAGTTAATGAAATTTGCATGCTACGAGGGTCGCAAGTATTTCAAGGTCGTTCAACAGGATTTCAGAAATGGCGAGTATAGAGACGCTAGTGTGCATGCTTTCATTAATAAGGAGACAGGCGAGGTTTTCAAACCTGCAGGTTATAACAAACCAGCAAAAGGAGTTCGCTTCAATCTTGCAGACGTTACACACAGAAATTTCTTATTCCAGTCAAAAAATGTAGATTGGGCAGGTGGTTATCTATACAGGAGATAACCCCATTATTCTAACACTTATCCGCACTACACGCAAATGAACCTAAATCAATCCGCACCTATACCGCATTTGAGTTTTAACAACTATGATGAGTTAACAGAACTGTATCAAGCAGTCGAGTATATTCCAGAGGATCTAGAAGCAGAAATGGAACAATATGGAGCAATGACAGACGAGCAAAAAGCACTTATTGACATTATACACAGATTAAAGACTATACATGATAACTATATAAACCAGTTACTTCACTTGCAATGAGTTGGAACTTAATACAATGGTCAGAACAAACATCTAACATTATGGCAACAATGACCTATCAAGATTTACTGGAAGAGTTACAACAATTAAACCCTAATCAGTTAAAGAAAAATGTTGCTATCTATGATGAACATTTAGATGCTAAGTGTTTAGCACATAACAAACTTATTTTCTTTGATAACAACGAGTTTCCCTATATTAAGATATGAAAGTAACATTTAATAGGGGAGACTATTATCAATCAAAAAATGATATAGGTTACATAGATTTCATATGTAATGATTATATTACTCTATGTGTTAGAGAGATACAAAGAGATAACGAACAGGCAAAAGGAAGCAGACTAAATTATATTCAAGTTAAGGTATTAGTATACAAAAATGAGTATGAAGCAATGACTAAATTAGAACAACCAAACAGATTTGCAAATAAGAGTAATAAGAACTCTTTAACTTTGGATGATTGGAGTTAATTTAGCATGCGGAAGTTCGATCACTATGTAATAAATAAGGACTTCACTATGGTATGGATAGTTGTTAAAGAACTAACCTATTTTACTTGGGATTATGTTAGAAAAGATGGAAAATGGCATCTAGCGGATAATAACGAAAATATGTAAATAAATCTTATTAAGTGTTATATAGATGGATTAATCTCTCAGGTTAATGTACTCTTAGCACGCAACTTACCGAGTGTCAAGTATATCAGAATATCGGAACATTCTTGACAATGTATAAAGAATTATGGTACAATATGACTGTAAGGAATGAAAAGGTTAACTGTAACTTATGACCCCTAAGTATAAAGAACTGTATGACAAGTATCCCCACTTAAGTAATAAACAGCAAATAGACTTATGCCAGTATTTGTTAGACACAGAGCAACACTTCTTCAGTACTGAAATAATGCAGAGGTGTATTTACTTCTTAGAGGAGGGATTATGCTACTATGTGCCAGTTGAAGAAGTGGCACACACAGTGACCACAGAGGGGAAAGAAGTACTATAATAATAGTATAAACAAACAAAGGACATTCTAAAATGAACTTAACACCAGTATTTGCAAACGGTACAGAAGTAGAGACAGACACAGCAAGAGTATTTTTTTCTTACCGTACCCCAGTTGCTGCTTATATCTTTGGCAGAGGGTTCGTAAAAACTGAGCAGTTCTTCAGCGTTACCACTTCACGCCACATAAACAAATGGTTAAAAGATGGTCATTCTGATTTCCCAGAGTTCGAGACAATTTCACAGAAGGAAATCGAAGCACTTGCCTAGTTGACAAACATCTCACACGGTGCTATAATAAGAGGGAACAACAACCCTCTTTTTTTTATGGTCTAATCTCAGTCTCGCCAGTCTCAAGCACAGTCGCCCAGATCGCAGTCGTGGCGCGGGTTCTCGCGGGTCGTCGCGCCCCTAAATATAAAACGCTTAAGTCCCTAACCTACAAAGGTACCCGAAAGCGACCTACATATTATTCAGTATTATGATTACCATAGAAAATAAAAAATTTCCCAGTAAAAAAATGAGACCTCTACCTATTGACCAGGACTTGAGAACATGGGCACTTCAAACTCTTATCCGTAAGGAGGGGTTCCTAGATACGAAGATGTATACAGTTGCTGACTTGTATATTGGGTTGAATAATGCTAAAAATCAGGATGTGCTATATACACTATGGAATGGATGGAAATCTAACCATCCGAACACTAGATACAAACTATAACGTATGTCAAAAAGATTCACCACAAAACTCGACGAAGATGATTTTGGTGATCTAGTACTTACTATTCCTTACGAGATATGTGAAGACCTTGGATGGTATCGTGAAACTGAGTTAGAATATGATATAATTGACGGTAAGATTATTTTTAAACAATCAGAGAATGAATGAACAGGAACTAGCACTTGCCCTTAACACTATTAATGAGTGTATGGTAGTTATTGGTAAGAGATTAGAAGAAGTTGAGAAATATGTTTCTGAAATGCCAATACATGTGCATGATAAGTTACTTTATAAACCAACTAACCATTCAGATTACTTAAATATAAAGGAAAACTTCGATCTAATCTATAAACGATTGGATAAACTCGAAAATGGGATGTAAAAGAAAAGATTACCTAGGTAATATTATTACCGATCCTTGTGCGGATACTGATGCATGTCTAAACTACGAACCTCTTCCTGCTGATAGGAAGATTAGTTTAACATACAGAGAGTATCCTACTGATATTATACGTCAAGTAGATGCAAATGTTCCGAATCGTACTGGACAAGCAGTCATGTACGATAGTATTCGTGTGTGTTTAACTCAGGGTAATGCTTCTTTTGGACAATCTGGGTTTGTTACTCCTTCAAGTGGTGCTAATTGTGGTAAAGTAACTCGTTCTGCAGTATGTGATCCTCCTTGTGATGATGGTGCTGTATTAATATACGACCATTTCCCTTCTCAGTTGTCATTTGATATACAGGGGAGTGATACTTGGTTCTCTTATTTGTATGATACTAGCAGCAATGCAGGTATTATTGGTACTCCTGCGTTTCATTTAGAGAATGAAGAGCAGACAGTTACAGGTGGTGCTGATGATGGAAGTACGATTAGTAATACTAACTGCTTTCCTTGTAGCAATTTTACCTGTACCCCCGCTTCCACAGGGTGTGCGTATACTGTAGAGAGTGATATTGACTACACAGGTGATCCCGATTGCCCTCACCCAACCTTATTTGGTATTGGTACGAATAGTAATAAGATAGTATTTGAGTATGATTCCCTTTCGAGCATCATTCCTAATGGTGTTCTAGACCTCTCTGCGTCTTATGATGGGGTAACTTATAGTGATGCATGGAATGAAGGAGAGGGAATAGGTATAATATATGACTCCACACAGAATACTTGGCAAGCAGGGGACGAGGCAGCAGGTACTTTTAACATCTATGAGTTGAACTCTGGGTCAAAACAGGGTCTTAAGTTGAATGTCAAGGTCGAACCGATCATCGACGAGTCGGGATCCACAGTAGCATTCACTGGAACGAGGTGGCAAATACAGGAAATCATGCAACCTGGCACAAATTATGCTGTGGACGACGTATTTTCGCTTACCCACGCTCATACACACCCCGATAACACGACAACCACGTTCACACTGAACATCAAAGTGACTAGCGTAGGACCGATTTCTGGTCAGTCTGGTACAATCTCTGATGTTTTACGAACAGGTGACACTCTAAATGGTCATCAAATCACTCAAGTAGTCCACGGACCGTCAATTGATAGCGATTATGATACATCAACAGGTCTTTTCCCTTACCATTTTGCTTATTTGGATGGGAATGGAAGTAATTTTACTAAAGATACACAATATACAAGCAACAGAGCACACCAAGTTACGGTAAGAGCAGGTAAAGGCGTTGTAGATAGAGGATTTTTTGGTGGATTGTATGAGTTTAGTGAGAAATCTATACAATACACTATAGGAACAGTCGATAGAAATGCTCCAGACATATACAATACCTTAACTCAACCTAGTTGTACTGCTACAATCACGAATGGAAGAGTCTCAAGTGTCTCAGTAGATACGAATGGAGGAGGTTCTGGGTGGGATACACTTGGAAGAATACCAGAATTGAGTATTACTGCACCAATTATAGCAACTGGAACACCTGCAGAGGTAGAAGGAACGTTTAGTAACGGAGTTTTGACTGCTGTTACTGTTAAAAATGGGGGAAGCGGATACTCTAGCACCAATTTACCACAAGTTAGTATCGTAAATGTGCATAAAGTGCTCAATTCCGTAGCACCGAATGCTGCATTCTCGGAAAACCGCGTATCAGATGCTACATCTATACTTGATGCGTTCCCTGATCTTGGAAATGCGTTCCCAACGTACACTCCAGAGGATCAACAGCGCGATAGAGCAGCATTATCTGAGTCTGCGTCATTTCCTCCTGCACAAAGAGCGTTTGAAAACACTGCAGATAGTATAGAAATCAAAACTGACCCAAATAATAAGCGAATCCACGAACTTCCACAGTCTGCGTTCCATGCATCTGACTTAGAACAGTATAAAAATGAAATGAAAAACAATGCGGACTATTCTCAAGTCACATCTTATGACTTTGGAGACTCAAATGAGGCAAGAGAGTTTAAAAGATCAATTATTAAAGCACAACAAGATGAGAATGAAGCAGTTGAGTCATATATGGGTAGAATAACTCAAGATGGACCAATAGTAAAGAACTATGATGAATCTTATATTGAAACTGCACAAGGACCCTTCTCTGAGTTACCATATGCATCGAACCTAACTAAATACTTCTTAAGGCAGTTTCGTCCTGATCCTAGAGTTGATACTAATATCACTGTAACTCTTAGTGTTAACGTAGCACAAGAAGGAACGAGTCATTTCAGTTGCCCTCAACCTCCTGCATCAACTAGAAGCGGATCAACTTTTAGTTTCCTTGGTGGAGTACAAGGTCCAGGATGTCAGAACTGGTCCGCATCAGGAAACATGATCATGTTGAATGATTTTACTTCCGCAACGAGGACTTTGAGTAAAGCAACTGCTGCGTATGGTAATCCTTATCAAGTAACCTAATGGCAAGCGGACATCAAGCATGTGCACTCTTTACAGGAACGTGTAGCGGACACGGAAGAGGTAATGGTGTTACTTGGCAACCTGGTCCAGGTGGAGGATTTGTTAGTCCATGCCCTCATTCATCATTACAAGAGACGATTGTAAATAAAAGAGTTCCGTTTGTTAATAATTTTGCAACATGGCCACCACATCCCCAAAGACCTAGAGATCCCCAGTCTGGTGGGAACGATCCTTTTAATAGAACTGTAATAGTAAACGACTTAGTACCAATTATTGATCAAGATGACTTAATAACTCATCCTACCCCCACGATGTTTACTACAATATCGATAGGGTTCAAATGTTTGACTGTTAGATCGACTCCTGCATGGCATTGTACTACTGGTGTAGGTGGTAATGGTCGTGAACCTTCTGTTGGACATAATAGAAGGTTATTTGCAACATGTAAAACAGTTTTCATCGAAGGGATGAGAGCAGGGAGATTTGCAGACCCATTTGGGAATAATACTGTACCATTTGATTGTTTAAGTGTAGTTTCTGGATCAAGTCCCAATGTTTTCATCGGAAGTTGAATAAATAAAACAGGATCGAGGTAATTATGGTTGTAAAAGTAGACAAAAGCGAAGAATTTGTCAAAAGTGGCAAAGTCTTGATAAGTGAGTATCCTGCAAAAAAAGAAAAGGATGTAAAACCACTTAGTAAATGGCGTTAAAGAACATAGATGGTTCAGATTTTAAGCGTTCTCGTAGATTCGACGACGTAAATATCTCTTTGCCTATAAATCCATTCACAAAAGACATTTATAGTGTCAAAAATGAGAATGCGATCAAGCAATCCATCAAAAATCTTGTTTTAACCGTTCCAGGTGAAAAACCTTTCCAACCTTTAGTTGGTTCTAGAGTAAATGAGTTACTTTTTGAACCATTAGACCCATTTATTGCTGATTCTATCAAGGATGAGATAATAAATACCATCAAACAGAATGAACCAAGAGTAGATCTAACCGAAGTGACTGTTTTGCCCTTATATGAGCAGAATAAAATCAACGTATCTGTTGAATATAGAATTGTTGGATTGCCTATCGTTGAATCCATCACATTCGTCTTACAGAGACCTGAGTAATGCAACCGAATAACCTAACAGCACTAGACTTTGATGATGTCAAAGCAAGTATCAAATCATATTTAAGAACTCGTACAGAGTTTACTGATTATGACTTCGATGGATCCGCATTGTCATACATGATAGACATGTTGGCATATAATACTTACTATTCATCATTCAATGCGAATATGTCATTGAACGAAGCATTCTTACCTTCTTCCACTGTTCGAGATAACGTTGTTAATATTGCCAAGTTAATGAACTACACTCCTAGAAGTGTAATATCAGCAAGAGCATCACTAAAATTAGATATACAGACAGTTCAGACAAATGGAGTATACCCTAGCACTGTTACTTTGAGAAAAGGTGCAGTTGCAACAGGTGGTAACTACGTTTGGAACATTTTAAGAGACACTACTGTAGAAGTTAGTCCTACAACAGGTATTGGAACCTTTGCAGACCTTTGTGTATACGAAGGATCAGTTGTTACCTTCCAATACGTCGTAAATACATTCGCAAATCAAACATATACCATTCCTTCTGCTGAAGCAGACATTAATACACTTGCTGTAAGTGTAAGAGCAAACGAAACATCATCAGCATCAGATATTTACAATAGAGTTGACACTGTAACTAATCTAACTGCAGCAACAAGAGCATACTTCCTTTCAGAAGGTGAAGATATGCGTTTCAACGTTAGATTCGGTGATGATAGTGTTGGAAGAGCATTGAAAGATGGGGAAGTTGTAGTTTTAGAATATTTGGTCACTTCTGGGTTCAAAGCAAACGAAGTTAAGTTATTTAATTTTATCGGATCATTAACTGACTCATTAAGTCAGTCTTATACTGCATCATCGACTACTTTAACAGTCAACCACCGTGCACAACTTGGTAGTGCTGCAGAAAGTATAGAATCAATCAAATATAACGCACCAAGATACTATTCCTCACAGTATAGAGCAGTTACTGCACAAGACTATGCTTTAATCACTCAAAGGATCTATAATAACGCAGATTCTGTTGTTGCTTATGGTGGAGACAGTCTAAATCCTCCAGTTTACGGTAAAGTCTTTATTTCAATCAAAACAAAGACTGGATCCCTTCTAAATGACGCTACAAAGAAAGAAATAGCAGCAAACCTTAGGAAATATGCTATGGCGTCAATTGACCCTGTTGTAGTCGATCCTGATAACGTCTACATCTACACAAAAGTGTTTGCACTATACGATACTGGTGCAGGATCATCATCATCTCAAATTAAGACGAATATTCAGAGTGCAATCAGTCAATGGGCAAGTCAAACACAAATAAACAACTTTAACTCAACATTTAGAGGTCAAGCATACGAGAAAGCAATAACATTAGCAGATAATGCTATTTCTGACGTTTCTGTTCAAACAACTATTCTAAAATACATCAATCCTAATAGTAATCAGACTAATACCTATTGTATTAGTACTGGAGGAGAGTTATACAACTCTGCACCTAGTAAGGATGGTGATAATGGAACTTGTACAAAAGAACCAGTTATTTTATCTGGTACATTCAGAACTGCAGACAGACCTGGTGTAGATCAACAGTTTGAGGACGATGGTTACGGAAACTTAAAGACATTTTATAATACAGGTAATAAAAAGGTATACACTAACAGTACAGCAGGTACAGTAAACTATATGACAGGTGAAGTTTGCTTTGGACCTATTAATATTATCAGTACAGGATCTAACGTTCCATCTTCAGCAGCAGTTAACATTGTTGACAGTGTAACTGGTGCAGGAAGTGTTACTGATGAAACACTCCTTCCAGGGAATCTACAGATTCCAACTGTTATGATTCCTGCTAACAGTGGCACTATTCCTGCCTCAACACCAGGAACAATTATTAATATTATAAGTCCTGAGGTAACAGTATCACCTATTGGTACAACACCACCTCCTTCAATCCCTCTAAATAGTTTGACACCAACGACATTTGATAGTACACCGTCCGTAGTGGAAGTTGCACCGATAGATAATAGTGGTGGTCTAAACACCTCAGTCTGCTTCTCGTAACTGTAAATGAACATTAATAAGGTTTCTCAGTCGATTGTTTCACAATCACCCGATTTTATTGGGTCAGAATACCCCCTGTTTAATAAATTTCTTGAATACTATTATAAGTCACAAGAAAAAACTGGTTTAGGACAAAATATACTTAATAACTTCCTTCAGTATCTTGATATCGATAAATTGGATATCGGAATACTTGATGGACAAACAACTGTTGTAGAAGCAATAAATGCAACAGATGATAAAATTGTAGTAGAGAGTGTAGATCCGTTCTTAGAAAAGAATGGATCTATTCTAATAGGCGATGAAGTTATATTCTATGAAGATGTTGAGAATGCACCAAACATCTCACTTGCTCCAGGAATCTCATATGATCAGGTAAAACTTAAGTGGACAACACTTGCAACAATAATAACTCAGTTTAACGGAAATACAACATCATTTCCTCTAACATCTCAAGATAGTCCAATAGGACCTCCTAGTGCACAGCATTTGATTGTATCACTATATGGTCAGATATTAATACCAAACACGGACTATACTGTTTCTGGTAGCAATATTGTCTTCACTACCGCGCCAAGAACTAAACTCCCTGCTGATGATGCGGGAGAAACATACATTTATTACCTTAGTGGTTTTGTAGAAAGTACAATTTACGGATTAGATAATCTATCTGGCGCATTTGGTGACGGAAAGAAGCAATTTACTATGACTCGTAACGGAGTATCATATGAACCGCAGAACGAAGAATATTTAAACGTAATCTATGATAATAGACTGCTAGTACCTAAAGTAGACTACTTCATAGATAAGAATCAGTTTATATTTAAAACAGCACCTCTAAATGGGCGTTTCTTATCAATCCACTCTATAGAAGCACCAATACCTTCATTTGGTAGTGGTGCGGTTGGATTTGCTCGTATTAGTGATACTGGAACTTTAACAAGTGTATCATCTAGTGCGATTGGATCTGGATATCGTTTTGAGTATCCACCTCAAGTTAGTATTAACTCCGCAGCAGGTTCTGGTGCTTCTGCTACCGCACTTGTCAATGGTTTAAAATCAATCACTCTACTAGACGGAGGAAAGGGATATAGTACAACTAATCCTCCTGTTGTGCAAGTACAAACACCAACTAAAGCAGGATCCTCTCAAGCAACAATCACCGCAACAGTTGCTGACGGTGCAGTTACTGGACTTAACATTACTAACTCTGGTTCTGGATATACATTTACACCTAGAATCACTTTTATTCAACCAGGTGGTGCGAAACTAGGAACTCCTGTACTTTCTAATGAACAGATCGCTTCTATACCCGTTACCGCAAACGGATTTGGATATACTACCGCACCAACAGTGTATGTTGATGAACCAACAGGTTCTAACCCAATCAAAGCAGCATTAAGAGCAAACTTAACTAGCGAAGGTAAAGTTGGTAGCATATCTGTATTAAATGCGGGACAAGGATATACAACTTCACCTAGAGTCGCTATAGTCGATCCTGTAGGTGCACAGATACTAGAAACAGTTGTTGATGGAGATGGGCGTGTTATAAGAGTTGATTTACTTAATGGTGGTAGTGGATTTGATGATGTACCTTCAGTATACATTGTAGATAATAGAACTAACGGTGGAACTGGTGCTACTGCAGTTGCTTCTATTTTCAATGGTCAAATCACAGATATTAACATAACTGCCTTTGGTTCTGGTTATTCTGCTGCTACACCTCCAGAAATTGTCATTCAATCACCTCCGAGTGCTAAATCATCTGCTGAAATAGGTCTAAACGAAGTTACTGGTTTTGCAGTTACTGAAAATGGATCTGGATACAAGAAAGCAGCATTTACTGGGTGTGCTAGAGCAGCATCTGGTATCACTTCATATACTGAAGATGGTAATGCGGTATTTACAAGTAATACTACTGCAGCACCCGCAATAGTTGGTGCTAGTGTAAAATGTCTTGATGCATTGTTTGTAAAAAGACTATTAGACAAATACACTGAACAATTCTTACCTGATGTTCCCGAACTTGACTATTCTAAGATTGATGTAAGAACATCTATCAAAACTGTAAAAGATTTCTACTCTTCTAAAGGTACATCCTTCAGTATTGCATATCTTTTCAAACTTCTTTATGGTGAGAGTGTTTCAGTTACATATCCAAAAGATCAGATCATCAAACCATCTGCTGCAACTTGGTCTATTGATACAATTCTCAGAGCAACTAAAGTTTCTGGAGATGCAACTAATATAAGAGATGGATTACTTACACAAGATGCGGACATTGCTGATCCAAACGTTTTAGCAGCAAGTGCATTAGTAGAGAACTATATTTCGATTAAAACCTCAGATGTAGAGATATTTGAACTTGTTTTATCAGAAGAGACTATTACTGGGACATTTACCGTACCTTATAAGACAAAACTTGCAGAACCTCTCAATACAACCGACTCAATCATTACGGTTGACTCTACTGTAGGTTGGCCAGAAAGAAACGGTGAATTTGTTATTGGATCTGGTACTAGAACAGAAGTTGTACAATATAAGGAAAAATCACTTAACCAGTTTATTGAATGTACTCGTTCAGCAAATGGTGTTGTAGAAGATTGGGATTCTGCTACACAAGTTTCTTCTAACTTTACAGTATACGTTAATAAGGGAACACTACAAGAAGTAGTGATGAACATAGTAGGTATAGTTGATGCACAGCAAACAACACTAGTTGATACAGGTTCTTACTACCTACCAGGGGACAAACTAACAGTTTCTAAGTTAGGTGGTACTAGTCTTGACCCTCACCTTACAACATGGTTGTATAACGTTAAGAAACTTATTCAAGTTACTGGTATAACCTTCGGTGGTGTTAATAATCAGTTTGCTACTGTAACTTGTGCAAATAATCATGGTTTGTTGGTTGGAGATCAAGTTACTGTATATGGTGCTAACCCAATCATCTATAATGGTTCATTCTTAGTCACATCTAGAGATACAAGCACAGTATTCCAATATCAGTTACCCCAACCCGCAACTGTGGTACCACAGGGTAATATACTTGTATCTGTTGACTTGAACAAAGGTAAATCTGATAGCACTGCAGTATTCAATGCTATTGGACCATACACAACTAACGTACAAAACTCATTTTTTAATACAACCTATGCATACCTAGCTTCAACTGGTATACCAAACTATAAAATTGGTCCATTTCCAGGGTCTGCACTATTACCAGGCAACCAACGAAAGTTAAATCGTTTCCCTATAGTTTCTACAACTATATCAACAAAAAATACTATATCTCCAGGACCTATAGGTACATGGGTAAATGGAGTATCAATATGGTCATACAAATCAACTAGGAAGAAAACATTTGGTGCTGTTACTAGTGTTGGTATTACTAATGCAGGATCTGGATATGATGCTGCATCTCCACCAGTATTAACTATCAGTGGTGGTGGAGGAACTGGTGCAACTGCTGCGGTTGTTGTTAACGGTTCTGTTAGTGAAATTACTGTTACTACTGGTGGTACAGGATTTACTTCTTCTCCTCTAGTTTCAATCGTTGGCGGTGGCGGTTCTGGTGCTGCTGCAACTGCTATCATTACAAAAGGAGTTGTATCTAGAATATTAATCAACTCAGGTGGTACTGGATATACTTCACAACCTCAAATCACTATTGTAGGTGGCGGTGGAAGCGGTGCTGCTGCTACAGCATCTGTTCGTGGTCCTATTCAATCAGTTGCCATATCAGCAGGTGGTACTTCATATACATCAACTCCTACTGTAACATTAAGTTCTGGTAGTGGTGCTGTTGCACAAGCTATAGTCAATAACGGTAGAATCATATCTATTGCGATTATATCTGCTGGATCTGGATATACGACTGCTCCTGAGATCACTATACAAGGTGCAGGTTTTGGTGCTGTTGCTAGAGCAACTATAGACACTGATGGAGAAAATGCAGGTAGAGTGACTGGTATCACTATTGTTAACAGAGGTATTAGTTATGTACAGGGAACTACTGTAATAAGTCTAAACTCAGTTGGTGCAGGTGCTTCATTTAATGCTAACGTATTTGAGTGGACTTATAACTTACAAAAATCAACAACATTTGATAGTGCTAAAGGTTCTGTATTTGAAGGATATAATAATCAGTATGGTGGTGAATATGCACACTTAAGCAATCCTCAAACACTTAGATATATTCTTGGTGATAACTTATTTGAAAATACAGCAGGTTTAATAAAAGAAAAGGAAGATGGACTCGAACACTCTCCTATTATTGGTTGGGCATTTGATGGAAACCCAATATACGGTCCTTATGGATACTCAGATCCTACAGATCAATCCTCATCAATAGCAAAATTAAATACTTCATACAGACTTAAAACTAATCTAGTATATAATGTAGATTCTAATCCCACTCCTGTTAGAACAGCAGGACCATTATTAACTGCTGAAGTTGCAGGTAATTTTGTAGAAGACTATGAATATGTGTTTGGTCTAGGTGCACTCGATCAATATAACGGTAGATTCTGTAAAACACCTGATTATCCAACAGGTAGATATTGTTACTTTGTTACTATTGATTCTACTGAAGATGGTGGTGCATTATTCCCATATGTTTTAGGACCTGATTTCAACTCGGTTGTAGACACTTGGAACTTAAGTGCAACTGCTATTCAGCAAAATATTCCTACTGGTGTTGTTAGATATCGTGATCCTTATGAGAATGTTGATATTGACGTTGAGAGGGCACCAAATGCCTCTACAAACGCTCTAACACTAGAGAATGGTGATATACTACTATTTGAGATAGAAGACGAAGATAGAAGTGGTGTTATTGAAGCGGATGAGACTGCTGATCCCGATCAGGTCTTTGAAGAGTCACCATTACAATTATTTGATTACTTCCCAACTGTTAAGTTGGATTCTAAGGTTGATATTGAAGTTGAGACTACAACTAAGTTTGAAGATGCTTCGGTAACTGGATTTACAGTTGAAAACCCAGGTATATCTTATCAGGTCAATGATAGACTAATCTTTGACAACACTGATACTGATGGTTCTGGTGTTTCTGCTCGTATTTCAAGAATCGTAGGTGAAACAGTTGAAGCATATACATTTGAAAATATAAGTGGTAATAACTTTGGTGTTCTTACTACAGTCAATCCACATAACTTACAAGCAGGTGATAGTGTATTTGTTGACTATACTCCTGTCATGGCAAATACCAATAAGACATATTCAGTCAGACAGTTTAAAGGTATTGAAGAAATAGTTATTAATACAACAGGATCTGGATATAATAGTGATATTCCTCCTACTATCATTATTGATGGTAATGGTACTGGTGGTCAGTTAGAAGCAGTTGTAACATCAGTTGGATCTATTGAAACTGTTAATATTGTAAACTCAGGTTTTGGTTATACAAGTAATCCTAGAGTTATCCTTTCACATCCTCAAGTATTCAAAAAGGCAGATTACTATATCGCTAAGTTTAGTAACGCACAATATGTAAAAGTAAATGACGTTTATGTAAACTCTGACAAAGAAGTTTATCTTTGTGGTAAAACTAAAGACTCATCAGGTAATGCAGTTGCATTTTTAGCAAAACTATCTGCATCTGGTGTTAAAGAATGGGAGAAGACATTAGAACTAGCAACTGGTCAAGAAGAGTCCGAATTTATTAGATTATTTGTTGATGGTCATGATATTTGGGTTGTTGGTGAGAATAGACCAAATAGTTCAATTCTTTCGCAATATAATCCAGATATTGTACTTGCTAAGTATGTTGAAGCATCAAACGGTCTGACTGCTGCACTATCATTCCAAAAAGGATATGCAGGTATCTCTGGTTCAACTCGTGCTGATCACATTACATGCATTAAGAAATATTCTAGCACTAGATTTATTATTGGAGGATTTACCAATACTAACTCAGGTGCACCTTATGATGCATTTATAGCATCTATTGATACTTCTGGTAATTTTGCAATCAAGAGAAAACTTGCTTCTTCTAATAAGTCTGAGAAGATCACCGACATTATAGTTAATGGAACAGACGTATATGCTTCATTAGAAATTGCTGCTACTTCTTCTGCTGCAGATATTGATGTTGCAGTTGCTAAGATTAGTTTTGGTACTACTGTTATAACAGTAGACTGGGTTAATCAGTATGCAAATAGTCTATATTCTATACTAAACTCAAGTCTTGATATTGATGAGTTTAACGAAATCTATATTACTGGTGGACTAAGACTTAAAGCAGATGATGCAACTAGAGATAGTTGGTGGGTTGGTAAGATAGACACAACAGGTGCTCTTATTTGGAACTATAGATATCTTGCTCCAGGAAGAGATCTTACTATGGCAGCAACTTCTGCTATTGATATCTTTGGTGATTTGAACGTAGCATTTACAAGAATAGACAATACAAGTACATTAACAACTATCGATACTGTTAAAATTGGTTATGATGGTAAAATTAAAAATCATACAACCAATCAATCAACTGCAAATAAGATTGAAGGACTTACTGTTCACTCAATAGATGTTGATAACTCTGGTGATATTCACGCTGTAGGTCAGACTCAATGGAATAGAAATGAGTTCTTATTCCCATTCACTGCAGGTTCTACTGCTGATAGTACTACTGCATATACATTAACATCTACATCAACTAGTAACTCTATTACATATGCCGACAACGTTGCTAAGATCAATGGATATCAAACAGGACAAACATCTTGGACACAAGCAAATCTTCAGATTACTTCTGCTCAACTAGGTACTAAACTCGCTAGTGACTTTACTATCGAGATGATGGTATACAAAGATTCTACTGTAACTTCTGTATCGCCTACACAACAAACACTGATTGGTATTGGTGACGCTGAAGTAGCAACTGGTGGTCTTTGGTTATACTATGATATATCAGGAGGTAAGTTAGAACTTGTTATAACAAATAGTTCTACTAAACTTAACTCTGCATCTGGAGCAGCACAATCTGCTTTAAGTAACATGTATGCTGATAATACATGGCAGTTTATTGGATTGAAGAAAGAAGGAAACGTATATACCGTTTATGTTAATGGTATACAAGTTATACAGAGTACTATTGCAGGTACAAGTTTAGGTAGTAAAGATCTTTACATTGGACAGTATCCTGGAAGAAGTGGTACTATAGGTAACTTTAGAGCAAATGAACAGGGTCAGTTCTTTGTTGATAATCTTAGATTGAGAAATAGAGCAGTTACACCAACTGTACCAAGTGATGTCAGTGCTTTACCTACAGCAGGTGCATTTGGATTTGCATATAGTTGGACTAATACAGCATGGTTTACTACTAATACTAATCGTTATGATCTTATAGATTTTGAAGGATTTGCACTTAAGTCTGATAAAAATGCAGATGCTGCAAGAATTGGTACTATTTCTACAGGAACTAATACACAGATAGGATTTACAAGAACTGCAGTTACTCCTGTAACTGGTAGTACACTTACAATACAGAATACTGGTTACGCATTATCTGAGGCAGGATTCCAGTCATTAGACTTTGATGATGCTACAATCACTATGACTGAAGGTACTCAGACACTTACATATACACAAGACATATGGAGTTCTAGAACTGCTACAGTTCCTTCACCTGGATCACAAAAACTTAGTGTATCTGCTGTTGTTAAAGACAGATACTTCTTTAAGGTAACACCTACTATCAAAATTGATAATGTACAGAAGTTAACTATAAATCAAGCATTCAACTTTAGTATTGGTTCAAAACTACGCCTTAATAACTCATCTGGTGTATTTGTTAATAGCGGTTATGTTGTTAGAAGAGATGTTGATAATAATCAGATATATCTTGCTGTAAACAATAATACATGGACAGATGACTTAAATACTGGTCAACTTGTTACTGAACAGTTTAGTGAGCAATCAACTTATGGTATTGTAGGACCTATACCTAACGATATCAACATTATAGAAGGATATACATTTGCGACAATCACTAATACAACTCCTGGAACTTTTGATATTGATCTTAATGATTTTAACCTTGATGGCACCACATCAACTGGTTCTGGTAACTTAGATAGTTTTGCCAAGTTCAAACCATTTGCAACTGCAGATTACTCTGTAAGAATCGATGAAGTCTCTGGATCATCAGCATACATTGTTGGATCTGTTGTACAACTAACATCGGGTGATATATCATTCAACACTGCATATAGCACAACACAGATAACAAACCTTACTGGCGTACTCAAGATTACATTAGTTGCAAATCTTGACAAAATTTTACAAGTCACTGCAGTAGCTAACAGTGATGAAGTGTATGTAATCACTAACACAAGTCATTATCTCTCCACTGGAGATATGATTTATGTTGATGGTAACCCTAGCCAGACTATAGGTAGCACTGTGTATGATGAATATGATGGTGCATTCGCTGTTAATAGGGTAATCAGTCCTCTAGAATTTGTATATAAACTACCAACAGTAGCACAAACAAGTCCTGCTACATCAGCATCGAGTGTCAATATATTTGTTAAGTCACCTGTCTTGAAGATGTACTATGGTCATCAGTATATCTTTGACCTCAGTCATTCATCTCTTGTTGGTGGTAACTTATCATTTGCTAAAGATAGTCTATACAAACTTGAATATTCATTCAACTCTATTGAAAGAGTCGGAACTCCTGGTGTCACTGGTGCAGGACAACCTAATCCATCTGTAACACTTAAAGTTGATGAAACTATAGTTACCAATATTTCATATTACTTTGATCCTTCTAGAACTGGATCAGATTCACCTGTTGTTGCAGGAAGTTACTTAGACGTTGTTGATTCTCCATATAAGGGTGTATTTGAAATCAGTTCTGTTGCAGGTGCTACTATTACTCGTGGTGCTGATATAATCAAATATCCTCTATTGAATGAACCAGAAGGTGCTGCTGACATTAATCAAGCAACATATGCAACATCTTCATTAAGAGCAGTTGGATCAATCAATGCTGTTCGTATTGTAAACCCAGGTGGTTTCTATACTAGATTACCTATTGTAACTAGCATACAATCTACAAGACAGATAGAGAGAGTACAAATCAATAATCCTGGAACTGAGTATGCTGTAGGAACTTATAGTAGTGTACCTATTGGTGGTGATGGAGAAGGTGGATTTGTAGAAATTATTGTTGCTGATGGAACTGATGCTAACGGTGTAACTATTCCAGGTCAGATAAACAGCGTTGTAGTTACATCTCCAGGTAAAAACTATACTACAGCAACAATAGACATTGAAGCAATCAGTGGTATATTAGGATCTGGTTTGACTGGATCTGGTGCAGAAATTGTAGTTGTTATACCTCCATTTGGTTCTGGTGCATCTATCTTTACTAAAGGTGATAGTGTTGGTAAGATTAAGAAACTTAAGAACAATAACTTTGGTTATGATTATCCTCATGATTATACATTACGTCCTGAGATTACATTCCCAATCAATGCTCAGTTAACATCTACAAGCATACTAGACAGTATTACAGTTACAGACCCTGGAACTGGATATTCACAAGCACCTGCTGTTGTCATCACTGGAGGTGGTGGTAGTGGTGCTATTGCAGAAGCATCAATTAAGAACGGTAGATTAGATACTATTATTGTTAAAGACCCAGGTGCAGGTTATTCATCAACTCCTGCAGTTAACCTAAGATCATCATTCAACTATGTTGTAAACCTTGACTTAGGATTACTACAGTTTGCTTTCCCACATGGTATTGCAAATGGTTCTGCAGTTACATTGAATGTTGTTGATACTGGTGAAGGAGCAGACTTCCCGCTATCTGCAGGTGCGACTGGTAGATTAAACTCATCTACAACTTACTATGCTATATCTGGTACTGCAAACTCACTAGAAACAGATCAGTTAAAACTTGCCATTACTGCTGCTAACGCTGCACTTGGTGATGCATTATCATATGTCAACGCAGGTACAGGTCGTCAACAAGTATTAACTGAATCATTTGGTGGTGCTGCTACAGCAAACGTTATTACATCAACCTTCCTAGAAGGAGAACTTGTATATCAAGGTGATTCACTTGCTACTTCTACTGCACAAGGTTATGTTTCAACTAACTCAGGATGGCAGATAGGACCTAGAGTCCTTAAGATTGTCGATTACACTGGTACATTCAGTCAAGGATCAAGAATAACTGGTGTTATTTCTAAGTCTTCTGGTATCATGTCTGATATCAAGGTTGCTACTGGTGTTCTAGAGATTGGTTCTATCACTAAAACTACTGGTCAGTTTATCGATGACGTTGGTAAACCATCTGAAATTATTCAAAAGATTCAAGATAGTTACTACTATCAAGACTTCTCATATGCTGTTAAGTCTGCTGTTTCTATTGGTGATTGGAAAGAGATTCTTATCAAGAACGTTCACCCCGCATCATTTAAAGTATTTGGTGAGTTAGACCTAAATGATTATGGTGTCATTCCTAATAAAGAAACTGCATTCCAGTTAACTAAATCTGTTGAGCTTGCTAGAGATGCGATTGTTCCTAACATCCAAAACTTTGCTCTTGTTGAACCTGTTTATTCTGAGTTCAATAATACTGAAGTTCTATTCCGTCAAAAACGTCTTACTTCTTCTGAAAACATTCTAACTTCTGTTGTACAGAGATTAGATGATATATCAACTCAATTTGATGGTCAAAAAATATCATTCCCTCTAACTGTTGATGGTAACAACGTTGTTGCGAATGCTAACCAGTTAATGATTGTTCTTAACGGTGTTGTACAAACTCCAGGAACTGCATTTGAGTTACAAGGTGATGCTATTGTATTCAGCGAACCACCACAACCTCCTGCAAGTATTAAGTATGTAAATGTCACTATAAATCAGATTGCAACTAAGACTGTCACATTCAATAATATTAGTGGCATCTTCCCAACTATCGGAATGGCATTAGTTGGTACTTCATCAGGAGCAAGATTAACTGTTACTAAGATTACTGGTAATGATATTGATGGATTTATTACACAAGGAACATTTACACTAGGTGAACTAGCAACTGTTGGTGCGACTGGATTTGCTGCTAATATTGGTACGGTAACTGATGTATCTAATATTGGATTATTTGTATTTGGGGAAAATGTATCTAACCTCACTAGCAACACTGCTAAAGTTGAACAAATTAACTTACAGAGTGGTGCTGAAACTCCTCTTGCTCAGTTACGTTATACTATTGGTGCTTCAACTACATCTATTGAGATGGTAGCATATAGAACCGATAACACTGCTGCTGATGCTCCTGTTACTGCAGGTACATTTGTTACAGGTAAAAACTATCAGGTAGAATCAGAAATATTCCTAGTAAACACTATTGTACAAAATAATAACTCAACAACATTAACTGTAACTAGAGCACAAAATGGAACAGCAGCAGTATCTCATCAAGAATATAATCCGATATATGGAACTGATATCACAGTTACAAATACACTAACATTAAGTAAGACTGCAGGTACATATCAATCAACACCAGGATTATTTGATATAGTATTAAATGATTACATTATTGGTGCACAATCTGGTGTAGTTGCTCAAATAACTGCAACATCTACTTATCAAGATCCTACAACTAATGAGTTTATAGGACAGGTCAATATATCTGAAGGTTCATCATTCTTTGGATTACTATTCAACAGAATTACATCACAGACTTATCCAAACATTGTTCTTGATAATATCTCACAATCACAGATTGGTATAGTTAACTTCACTGATAACTTAACTGCATTTGATAGTAGTTTCCCTGCTAATGAGCAAGTTAATAACTATGTGATTCCTTATGATAACTTAACTGGAACATTCCAAGAGAATGAATATATTCGTAACTATAAGATTGATTACGGTAATAATAATGGCGACTTCCTTGCTACCGAAGGTGCTAGAATTAGAAAACTAACAATCACTGATAGAATTGGTGATGGAATATTCCAGACTGGTCAAGTTATCAGATCTAGAGATAGTAAAGCAGAAGTTGTTGGTTATAACCAAGCAAGAAATACAATTTATCTCGGTAAGATTGGTAGATCACAACGTGGTGGATTAGATTACAACCCTCCAACATGGTATGGTGAAGCACAGATTGATACATCAACTAAGAAGTTTGGTACTGGATCTTTATTATTAGGAAGAGCAAATCATACTCATACCTTTGTAAGTGGTGTTACTAACGGAATCCAGGCATCAAATGGTGCTACTTCTACACACACTGCTCAGACAGGTACATCTTACGATCCTGAGGCAGGAACATTAGTAATCAATATTGGAACTCATAGTTTAACAACAAGCAATAAGGTTACTATTGCTGACAGTGCGATTACATTTACATGTACTGCTGATAGCAATACAACAAATCATCCATATCCAAGATCAACTGACCCTGCATCTGGACAAGCATTAACAATCAGCGCAGTAACTTCAGATACGATTACTGTTAGTGTTGGTGTTGCACAGGTCACATTAGATTACTTGAATGTAGATTCATCCAGTGACTTTGCATGGGGAACTGCAGCATTTACTATAGAACTTTATGTTAAGGCAGCAGCAGCATCTATATCTGGTGTTACAACTTTACTTGACTTTAGAACAACAGCAAATGATGTAGCAGGTCGTTTATATACAAATGGTGGTCAAGTTCGTTATAACGTTAATAACTCTGATCTAGTAACATCTGGTGCTACTGTTCTTGCTACAGATACATGGACACATATTGTTGTACAGAAAACTTCTACTACTGTTAAAATATTCCTAGATGGTACTGAAAGAGGAACTGGTACTGATAGTCAAAACTATGCTGCTAAACCATTAAGAATTGGTGCAGATTATGCAGGAGCAAATGCATTCTTTGGACATATTGATGAACTAAGATTGAGTTCAGAAAGTCGTTACTCAACAATACCATTCACTCCTCAAAATGGAATGTTCCAAGGTGATGCTAATACAAAACTATTATGGCATTTTGATGGTGCTGATAAGCAAGTATTCTTAGAAGACTGGTCTGGTGCACCTGACTTTACTATCGATGAATATGTTAATAATGATGCTATCAGAGCAACTGCTAGATTAATCGGTGGTGTACATACATTTGTTTCTGCAACAACTAATGCAATCAGTGTAACTGGATCAAGTAGTTTCACTCCAACTGCAGTTGATTATGATGCAACTACAGGTTTGATGGAAATCAATATTGGATCTCATAGTTATACAACATCTGATACTATTACGATTGCTGCAAACTCATTAACATTCACATGTACAAAAGATAATAACGCAACAAATCATTCTTATCCAAGAGTGACAGATCCTTCATACGGAGCAACCCTTGCTATCACTGCAGTTACAGGAGATACAATCACAGTTAATGTAGGTCTTGCAAGTAGAGGATTTGATCAGAAGACACACAGATATATCAACGCTGCAGACCTTCTAATATTGAACTACGATTACATTGCTAATGAAGCAGTGTATATTATGAAAGAGCGTTATCCATTCTTTACTATTGTTGGTGGAGAAGTTAACTGTGAAGATGATGTAAGAGATATTCTTAAAGCAATGGTTGAAGATCTTAGAAATGGATCTAACAGTCATACATGGGATGCTGCAGCATTATACGTTAATAGAACTACTAACCCTATCACTCTATTACATGTTTCAGATGATCTTAAAGAATCATTATACACTTACGATATAGTAGAGAAGTTAGCTAGATTTGTTATTAACAATCATCCATGGTCTACATTAGGTGATCATGGTTTGACACAGAAGTACGATACTACAATCACAGAATCAAACTATCTTACTCAGTCTGTAACTCAATTTACTCCATCAACTGCAACATATAATCCTGCTACTGGTGACATGGTTGTTACTAGCAACGGACATGGATTGACAAGTGATACAAATCTTACTGCATCCAATGCAACTTATAATGCTGCTACTGGTGTTTTAAATATTACCTCTAACAGTCACAATCTTGCAACTGGTGATAAGATTCAACTTGCTGATAACTCATTGACATTTACATGTTCAATGGACAGCAATGCTACAAACCATACCTATCCAAGAGCAAAAGATCCTGCTGCTCAAGGTTGGCAAGAAGTTACAAGAGTTGATGCTAATAACTTCACTCTTGATGTTGGTAAGTCACCAATAGTAAACTATCAACCAACAGGTGCAACTTACGATCCTTCCACTGGTGTTGCTGTATTAACACTACCAGATAACAACTTAGGAATAGGAACTTATGTTAAGGTTACCGCAAACTCTCTAACATTTGCTAGAGGAACTGGTGGAAATGGAACTCTTCCTGCAACAGACAAATATGTTAACATCACACAAAATGGTGTAACATCAACTGCTACAGGTGCAACCTATAGTACTTCCGACGGTGTTTTAGTCATCACTCAAAATGCTCACGGATTTGTTGTAGGAGACAAGATCAGGATTGCTGATAACTCACTATCATTTACTTGTACTAAAGATGGTAATCATGAGACTAAAACATATCCTCGTTCAACAGATCCTTTCTCTGGTAGATGGTTAAGAATTACAGCAAAGACAGACAACACATTTACAGTTAATGTTGGTCCTTCTTCTGCTGCTGATCAATATGTTCATACATTCGTATCTGCTGCAGCAAACGGTATTATCAAGAGAGATAATACTATAACTGTCAATATTGGAACCGATTCCAATACAAGTACACATACATTCTCTAGTGCTCTATCTAACACCGTAATAACAGGAGGTAACTACACACATGCATTCGTTTCTGCTACCACTAATGGCATCACTGTTTCTGGTGATTCTGTATTCCTTGCGGATGGTGCTGTCTCATTCACTTGTTCCAAGGATGGTAACTCAAAGATTACTGCATACCCAAGAAAAACAGACCCTGCGTCTAAGCAAGTTCTTAAAATTTCTTCACATACCAACGATACGTTCACGATCAACGTAGGTGCATCTAGTGCAGATGATCAATATACACATACCTTCTCTAGTGCTGTCACTAACGGTATAACAAAATCTGAATATACATTAACTGATTGTCAAGATGTTCAATCTACAATAGCAAACCTATTTGATATCATCACTGATACATTAACATATGCATCACAATCCCCTGCTGTAGATCATCTTGCAACTGTAACTAAATCTACACCTGCATACGAGTTTGTTGGTGGAACAATAAATGCATTCTCTGAAGTTCCATTAACAGTTGATTATCATAATGGCACAAATGATACAATATACACAAATCAGATAGACGTAGATGCTCGTGGTAGATTCCGTGATGCTGCTAACTTAATTCGTGCAAACAGAAAAGTTATTGTAGATAAAGCAGCATATGATATGCTTACAAGATATCCTGCTCTTGCACTAGATATGCCTAGAAATGCTAATGGTACATCTACAGATGGTACATTACGTTGTAAGACTGACTTAGGATTAATATTAGATGGATTAGCACAAGATATTGAAGATGGTGGTAATGATGGAATACTTACTGCTGTAGGTTTCTATATTGGTAACAATAGTGAGTTACGTTATATCCGTCTACAGGTTCATCAGTCTGCTTATGCACATGAGAGATTAGCATTCTATGCTAAACAGGCAGTTACAGGAGATCTAGATTACACTAACACTGATGGTATTATTGTTGGTGATTGGGGTATAACAAATGATTCTGGTGGGTGTGCAAACGTTAAGACTGCAATCGATACTCTTATTACACTACTCAATGATATTATTGCTCCTACTGCTGCAGACTTTAATACTGCTGCAGATAGAATATACTTTAACAGAGAAGGTATTAGAGCAGAAATAACTGGATTAATGGGTGTTGAGTTTAACTACCTCCTAAACCAAGTTCAATATCAAGCGTTCCAGTTCCCAGGTGGTGCATTAGGTGAATCGGCATTCCAACAAACTCTTGAAGATATACTCATAGGTGCAATATCAGATTTACAAACTGGTGGTAATGATAGTATTATTCTAGAAATAGAGAAGTTCTTAACTTCTGCCTTAGAATACAACTATAGCACTAGTGGAGTTGAACAACTATTGATTGCAACTGTCTATGGTGTTGAGCAACTCGAAACTATTGGATTGAAAGCAATAGATAACTTATTATACACACAAGGTGAAGATAATAGTGGTACAGCAGGTGCATACAATTTTGTACATCATAACATTGCTGCTGTTCGTGATTCATTAACATTAAGTGATGCTATATCGGTTAAGAACAGATGGAAAGAGTTAATAGAGATTGCAGTCAATATACTTTCACCTGCTAGAAAAGTTGGTAGAAGTGCTTCTAAGAATTTACTTTACAATAAGAACTACTACTTACAAGAAATACAAACACAAACTCTTGCTCAGTTTGGTGCAGGTTCATGGACTTATGATACATTTGTAACTGATGTTCTTGAAGATATCATACATGATTTACAAACTACAAATATTAGAACCAGTACAACCGCATATCAGATTACTATACAGAGTGTAAGTTCAACAGCATTCCAGTTAGGTGAGGTTGTTAGATCTAACATTGGAGGATATGCTACTATCCTTGAATATGAAGAAGAAACCAACTTCTTAATTGTTGGTGCATTCACAGGAACTGCATGGGTTGCAGGTAATACATTGACAGGTAAGACATCTGGTGCAACTGCTACTATCTCTAGTGGTGGAGTTGGTACTGGATATACTTGGTATACTAAGATTGGAAATACAAGAACTCTTGCTAATGCGAGAACAATAATATCTACTGTTTCTGGTCAAACTGCAGGTACTAACCTTTGGACTAACCCAGAGGCATACTCAGTCAACTGGACTCCTACAACCAATGTAACAATCACAGATAACGTTTCAACTCTTGCTCCTGATGATACTCAGACTGCAGAAGATGTAACTCCTAATAATGGTCAAAATGGTCAACATGAAATTAACAGAGACTATAGTCTAACTGCATTTGAAACATTTGACTCTGGTACAACTACATTCGATAATAATACAGAATCATTCGATACTGGTGCTGTTGGTGCAGGTGAAACTCAGACATTTACCTTCTCTGCATTTGTTAAAGAATCTGGATCACAAGGAATCAGATTCCAAATGCAACTTGATCCAGGTGGTGCAGGTGAACAAAATATATTCTTTGATCTCAATCTTACAAATGGTACTACTGGAACATTATTCACACCTCAAGGTGGTATAACTGGTGATGCATTTGGTGCTATTCCTCTTGGAAATGGTTGGTTCAGATGTTATATTACTGCTACATTCTCCTTCGGATTTACAACCTTAAGGAACAAGTTTATTATTAAGAGTTCTACTGGCGGTAGTGTTTGGACTGGTGATGCTTCTACTGGTATTCTTGTTTGGGGTGCTAAACTTACTAAGAATGCTCTTGATCCATATCAAGCACAAAGTGGTAAGTTATTCTACGCTGATACTGGATTTAACACTAAGAACTACATTCTTGACTTGCTACAAACATATATGTTGGCATCTCTTGATGGTACACTCACATCTCCTGCTCCAAACTCAGGATTCTATTCATTCTATGATAGTACTGCTGCAGCAGACTACAGTAAACCATCTGTTGCTGCAGTTGTCAGATACTTAATCAAGATTATTAAAGATCAATTAGTTGATGATAGTACATACATACAAATCACAACAAATAGAAATATTGAACTTCCAACTAAGGTTTATACTACTGGAAGAACTATACCAGTGTCTATCAAAGGTGGAGCAAATAATGCTGATTATGTTTATGGTTTATTAAGTAACACATACGCTGAAATTGAGAATATAACTCTAAACCAAGGTTATGTTGTTCAAGTATATTCAAGATTTAGAATTGATGGTAATATAACTGATGGTCCATACACAATGAATGAAACTGTTGCAAAACAGGGTGCATCATCTATCACAGGTACTGTGTACGGATTCTTTGAAGATGCTAACTTCAAGTATCTTGATGTTAAGATTACCGCAGGTCCATGGGCAATATCAGATAATGTTGTTGGTGCAACTAACTCTACTACTGCTCAGATTAGTGCTATTGAAACTCGTGTTCACATCATTGATCTTAAGGGTGACTTTGTTGCTGACATCCCATTCAAAGGTTATACATCTGGTGCTATCGCACAACCTACATCATTCTTAAAAGTACAGGCATCTGTAACTGATAACACAGGTGGTAAGTTGACTGTTGATACTGAAACATTATTAGGTTCATTTGAAACTACTGCTGTTGTATATCCAGAGTCTTCTAGACAATACATTGTAGTAAGTAAGTATGCAGGTCTTGATATCGGTGTTGGTGATAGAATTGCATCAAGAGGATATAAGAGATTTGGTATTAACATTATTAGTAATCTTAACAACTTCTCAGTTGGTAACAGACTTTATAAGGTTGTATCTGGTGTTCAAGATTCTGCCACATATGGTATTATCACTGACGTAGATATTGCTAACAACTACGTCTACATGATTGAGTATCAAGGAACATTTACTAATGGTGATCAAATAGGTGATTATGGTTTAGCAGCATCATTCCCAGTTGGATATGCTTCTATCTCAACTATAGTTACAACTGCAGGTGCAGGTGCTGCTCTTGTACAAGACGTTCGTGTTGATGGTATTAACAAGCGTCTATACCTAAGTGATGTTACAGGATCATTTGGTGTTAGAGATGCTATTAAGGGACCAGATTCATACGGTGCTGTTATCTTCTCACAAGTTGATCTTAAGGCAAGAGTCAAGAGATCATTTAAAGGATTTGATGGAACTACAACAACGTTCCCACTTACTATTACAAATGGTACTACTTACCTCCCAGATCCCGCAGGACACCTCCTAATATTCGTTAATGGTATATTGCAACCTCCAGGTGCTACTAACGCATACACAGCGTTCTCCAACCAGATTCAGTTTACTGAACCACCAGATCTAGGAGCATCTTTCACTGGATTCTACATTGGTAAACTAAGACAGTTAGATGATATTTCATTCGAGTTTGACTCATTGAGACAATCATTCAACTTGAAACGTAATGATGTATTCTACTCATTGACACTAACTGATGGTGTACAATCTAGTGTGATAAGACCTGAGAACAACATTATTTGTTCACTCAATGGTGTTATCCAAGAACCTGGAGTTGGATTTGAAATTGTTGGTTCTAGAATTATCTTCTCTGAAGTTCCTAGATTTGGATCAACATTTGTTGCCTTCTCATACGTTGGTTCTGAGGCAGACGTTGACGCTGCTGAAGTTGTACCACCGATTGAACCTGGTGACTTTATTGACATTCAAGGTGAGACTGCAGATAGAGAAGTTGCTGTTATTGAATCATCAAACTCTCTAATCACATTTGATTATCTTGGATCTGTATTCGGTCAAAACGCAACTGCAACTGCGGTCTTGACATCTGGATTCATTGACACAGTTCAAGTTACTAATGGAGGTTCTGGTTACACAACCAGACCTACTGTTAGAATAGATTCCATCTCTGGTTTTGATGGAAATATCCGTGCACTAGTTGGTGTTGCAGGTATTGAACTGAGTGCAACTGGTTCTGGTTACTCAAATCCAGACATCGCTGTTGAGACTTCGGTCCCTGATGACTGGGTTGCTCCAGACATTTCAACTTACGGTGAAGAGTTAGTTGACCCCGAAACCCCATAAATAACTAAAATTGTAGCGAACAATGGCAAAACAGTCGATAGGTCTAGGATCTGCTGCTAACGACAACACGGGAGATACCCTGAGAGTCGGAGGCGATAAGGTCAATGACAACTTTAATGAAATATATACCGCACTAGGAAATGGTACGACACTTACTGTCGATACCACAAACCCTGCTGTGGGACAGGTATTAAGATATAACGGTAGTACATTTCTACCATCAGATTACACTAACCTCACTGCAGCGTTGGATGTAAATGGAAACTCTATTGTTTCTTCAAGTAATGGTAATATTGCAGTTGCTTCAAATGGATCTGGAGACATCACTCTCGCTGCAGGTGGTGTTACTTCTACATTCGATGGTGCTACTGGAACTATTCTCTTTCCCACATCAATAACATATGATAATGAATATAGTGCATTAGGTGGTGCTCCTGCAGTTGGAACGTATAGAGGATATTTCTTTACAGTAAGTGGTGATGATAATCCATATGTAAACATGAATATTACTGCAGGTGGTGTAGGTAATGCTCAAGTAAAATTAGTAACTGAAAAATCAAGTATAAATTTATTATCCGACGTCGATACAACTACAACACCTCCTAATAATGATCAAGTTTTAAAATGGAGCACTAGTAGTAGCAAATGGTTACCTGCTGATGATGCTGCAGGTATTGGTAGTATTAACGTATTCGCCTCTGTTGCAGGTGACACTGGATCTACAACTGCTAACAGTCAAACAGACACACTAACTATTGCAGGTGGTACTAACATTACTACTGCAGTTGTTGGAGACACTGTAACAGTGAACTTCTCTGGAACTTTGACAACAACACTTGCTGCTCTGACTGATACTAATACATCAGGTTTAACTCAAGGTGATATGTTGTACTGGTCTGGATCTGAATGGATTCCAACTCCTACATCTGGTCCTATCATTTGGTATGAGGTAGGTGCACCTGTAGAGAACGCAAGTAGTGACTTCCTAATCAACGGACCTGGACTTCCTGCAGGAGAAAACCGTGACCCAACGCTGTATCTGCATAGAGGATTTACTTATGCATTTGATAATACAGTTGAGGGTGGAGGACACCCATTTAGGATTCAATCCACACAGGGTTTATCAGGAACACCATATACAACAGGACAGACTGGTAGTATAACTGCAGTATTATACTGGACAATTCCTTTTGATGCTCCATCAACTCTTTATTATCAATGTACACTCCATGCTGCAATGCAAGGAACCATTAACATAGTATCATAATAAATGGCAAGAACTGTCCCAGGGTCAGGTGCGAGTATTGAACCAATCTTTGATGAAGTTTTCGGTGTTCGTGCAGTAAAAGTTTTAAACGGAGGATCAGGTTATTTACAATCTGATCCACCTAGACTTACTGTGACTGGTTGTGGTACACCAACTGTAGAAGCATTATTATATCCAATCATCGATTCTGGTGGTCAGATAATCCATGTAAGAGTTTTAGAGAGGGGAAGTGGATATGATCCATTACGTTTACAGATCATTCCAGAACAAGAAACACCTAACGTAGTAAATTCATTTGATTTTAATAGAATATGGCAGCGTCATCCTAACTCATTAACACAGGGAACGTTCGCTACAACTGGTACACCACCAGTAACAACTGATAGATTAACTATCGTATCGGATAATCATCCTAAACCTTCACAGGTTTATGTAAATGAAAGACAGCCTGGAGGTTCTACAGATATTCTTGATAGAACTTTTAATCAAGAGTTTGTATTTCGTGGTGGTAAAGATGTCCCAAATCCAGGGACAAGAGAATTTCAAAACAATAAGGCAGTTGGTATATTAGCAAATGGTGGTCTATTACACACTGCTGATTGGGGTACAGCAGGTAATGCACCCACAAACTTACCGATTGATGTAATAAAATATGATTATGTAAAAAATACAAGTGCATATGATACTATACTTGATAGTCAAGTACATTACTACCATACTAGCAAAACTATAGATGAGTTTAAAATTGGAAAGGGTGTATTTGAGTGGGGTCTATTAAGAGTATTCATTTGGAATATTAAAGTAGAATTTGATAATGTGATGTTACTTGTAGATCAGATTGATGAAACATTAGGTAATATAGAAGTTGGTAGAATAGTAGATGAAATATCAGGAACTGGTCGTGGAACTATTGCAAAAATTGTTAGAAATAGTCTAGGAGTTATAACCAGAGTATACTTGAGAGCAACAAGTGGTGCTGCTTTTCAAGATCAAGATTTATGTTTAGGTTCAAATGGATTTAAGTTTAGAGTGGCAAATACTCCTATTACTTTTCCTAATGGTTTGTTTTATATCGACTTTGGTACTAATGCAAGTGAGTTTGGTTCTTTTGTATCAGGTCAATACTATCTTGCTCCAGAAGATATTAAAGTTCACCAGAATAATCTCATAATATGGAATCAATCAGATAGTTCAAATAGTCAAGGTAATGCACCACATCCTATGCGGTTCTCTACAACTGCAGATGGAACTTTAAATGGTGGTACATTATATTACACAAGCACAGGATCATCAGGAAACGTTGTTGCAGATTACGAAAATAACTTGCAACCATGGTTCATCATGAATGGTGATGAGACGCAGAAAATATATTATTATTGTGCTAATCACAGATATATGTCAGGATACGCAGGTGACGAAGGTTACATGCAACTTGATACTGCAACACAAACTGGAACAGCAGGAGTTACTCCGAATACATATTATATCCAGGGTTATTATGGTACTGCAGCAGCAGGAACTTTAGATTACTCTAGATACGCAGATGGTCACTCCAGGATCATTGGTATGTCCTTTGATGGATATCCAATATACGGACCATGGGGATATAATTCTTCTGGCGTTGCAGCAAGGGAAACTTCTAGTTATAGACTAAGAAATACTGCTGAACTGCAAGGTGCCAGACCGATTGTAAACACTGCAGCAACAGAAACTTATACAGTTACCGTTGCAGGTGGTCAGTTTGCATTCAATGGATCATCACCTGAGTTTTTAAATTTAAAAAGGGGAAGAACGTATATATTCAACCAAGACGACGCAAGTAACACAGGGTCGAATCATATACTTATATCAGCGCAAACCGACGGTTGGCATTCAAGCAATCCAGTAGTTATTGGTCAGACATCTCTCTTGTATACGGGTCAAGGGATAACTTATCAGATTAATGGTAGTACAGTTACATATCAACAGTATCTCAGTGGATTCAATGCTGCTTCTAGTCGGTCACTAACATTTACAGTTCCTGTAGATGCACCTTCCGTCCTATACCTTTTTGGATATATTGCCTCTGGTTATGGTCTAAGACTTGTTAACGATGGTTATATTCTTGGAGACCTCACATCAGATTATATTTACGATTCTACTGTAGGAACTTTAGATGAATATAATGGTAAGTTTGGTGTAACACCAGAGTATCCTAACGGAACTTATGCTTATTATATGACAGAGGATAGTAGTGGTAATCCCACATATCCTTATGCTATAGGTCCAAAATATTATGGTACTCCTATATTTGAAGGTGATACAGTCCCTGCACAACCATCAGTATTTCCATCATTAGCAAGTGGAGATGTTGTATTAGATGCGAACGGAGCAGTTGCGTATGTAAAAATGACCCTTAAGGGTGATAACTATTTCGGTCCTGCAAAATCAAAAATATTAGGTGGACAAGGAAGTGGTGCTTTAGGAACTCCTATAGTTCAGACTGTTACTGGTTTATCTCTACTAAATCAAGGTAGAAGTTATGCAACTCCTCCAACACTTATCTTTGAAGGTGGTGGTGGACAAGGTGCACAAGGTGCTGCTGAAATTGATACACTAGGTAAGGTCACATCTGTTAATATTGTAAATCCAGGTGAGTTCTATCAAGAAGAACCTTACATTCTTGTATCAGGTGGTGGAGGTATAGGTGCAAAAGCACAAGCAACTATATCACAGGGTGCTATTACAGGCATTAATATTACCGATCCAGGTGAAGGATATACTTCAGTACCTAATATCATATTCACAAAACTTGTAAATCTTAAACGTAAGACTAGAGCAAGACAGGCATTTAACTCATCAGCAATATATCTCACAGGTCTTGTAAAAGATGTTAGTGCAAATGATACTAACATATATGTTGACTCTACTGCAGCATATCCAGGATCAGGTCAAATAATAGTTAACAAGGAAACTATCACATATACATCTAAAGCAACAGGTGTATTTGGTGGTATTACTAGAGGTGTTAATTTTAACTATGATCAAAGAGTTATATTAGATGGTAATCAAAACGATTCTACTACTGGTATATCAAACTATAAATTTAACGTTGGTGATAGAGTTATACGTCGTGTTGAAAGTGCAAACAACAAAGTTGCTAAAGTATATGACTGGAATGCTGAAACTAGAGAACTTTTAGTTACATTTGAAGTTGATGAACTAGCATTTATTGATGGTGGTAGAGCAGCAACTGAAGATGCTATCGTACAGTTTGATGGAGGTGTTGCAGCATCATCTGGATCTGGAATTTTACCACACGTTGTTATTGATTCAACAGGAAATAATATTATAACATTAACAGATCCTATTGGAACGATAGTAGATAAAGCATTTAGAGATACTGACGAAAACGCAGGAGCAGGAGATGGTATAGCAGATCTAGTCAATACGTCAACTGATTATGCTAACCAAATTAGTCTTGATGGTGGTATATACAGTTCACTTTATGGTATTGAGGAGACTCAAGGTGGTACTAACACAACTCTATTCCAAGTTGGTGACAACATTAAAGATGGTGACATACCATTTAAGTATGCTACAGTTACTTCTGCAGGTGGATTGAGTGATGGTGTTGCACATACTGCTATCCTAGATATAACATTAGATATATCAGGTGGAACTGCTACAAATTATCAAACCAATGAGGTTGTAACTGGTTCAATTTCTGGAGTACAAGCAACTGTTGTTTCTTGGAATTCTCAAACTGGACTGTTACAAGTTAAGGATATAGTCCCTTATAATACTAGTAATGTTAACATTGGTATTGGTGGATTGCTATATGAGTTCTCTCAAAATAGCAGTGTAGTTGACTTTATCATTTCAAATCCTGGAACTAACTATACTGGAGTCCCAACAATAGCAATAGAAAATACAGGAGATATACAGGCAACTGGTACTGTAGTTATGACGACTGCAGGAGATCAAGTTGCTTCAATCACCATTAATAATGGAGGGTATGCAATCCCTCAAACGGTAGATGGCACCTACGCTTTACACCCAACTGTAACATTTACAAATGCGAGTGGAGATACAACAGGTGCGAATGCTGCTGCACAAGCAGTATTAGGTGGAGAGAACCTTGTAGGTAATGGTGGAGCAACCTATAGGATAAAGAGCATTGCATATCTTACAACAGTTCGCTCGTAACTACGATAAATAAACAGGAGGACAATAGTATCCGCAAATGGCAGCCCTATTAACAGACCAGTTTAGAATTTTTTCTGCGAAAAAGTTTATTAAAGCATTAGAAGGTCCTGACTCAACTCAATCTGACACAGTAGCAGGTACAACGAGAGATCGTTTGTATCTGTTTATTGGAAGACCACAACCGTGGGATAATGAAAACTCACCGCCTCAAGCGGTGGACTCATTCTCTGAGTTCTCAGGTTCTTATGACGACATGGTATCGATGAAGCGAGTACTTGCTTCTGATACCGTGCAAGTTTGTCGTAGAATTGACTGGGTATCCCCAGAACAAACTACTGGTGGACTTGGTTTCACTTACGATATGTACAGACATGATTATAGTCCATCCAAAACTGCTGCCTCTGGTGCGACTAAACTTTATGATTCTGACTTCTATGTTGTAAACTCCCAATATCAAGTATACAAATGCATCTATAATGGAACATCTCCGTCCGATCCAAATGGTAAACCTAGCACTGTCGAGCCTACTGGTACTAGCACTAGCATCATCACTACTGGTGATGGGTATCGTTGGAAGTACATGTACACTATTCCAGTTGCAAGCGTTCTTAAGTTTTTCTCAAACGATTACATGCCCGTCTTTACCAACACTGCTGTTCAAACAAACGCAGTCTCAGGTGAAGTCGATACTGTTGTTATTAACGCTGCAGGGTCTGGTTACAACAATGGAACCTATGATAATGTAGCGATCAACGGTGATGGAACTGGTGGTCGTGTATCAATCGTTGTAGATGGTGGTAAAGTTATCTCTGCTACTGTTACATCTGGTGGTACTGGATATACATTTGGTAAAATCACTATCGATAACATTACTGGTATTGGTACTGGTAGTGGTGGACAAGTTGACGTAATCCTTCCCCCTCCTGGTGGACACGGTTTTGGTGCTGTTACTGAAATTGGTGCATTTAGGGTAATGATCAATGCTAAACTCTCATACGATGAGGGTGCAGGTGACTTCCCTGTTGATAACGATTACCGTCGTATTGGTTTGATTACAAACCCACTTAAATTTGGTACATCAGAACTTATCTCTGACTTGACGATATCCTCTGCTAAAGCGGTTATCTTCTCTCCTACATTCCAAGGTAACTACGTTCCTGATGAAATTATTACACAATCACGAGTCGTTGGTGGTACAACAGTTACTGCTAGAGGTCGTGTTATATCATGGAATGCTACAACTAAAGTTCTAAAATATTATCAGAACTCTGTTGACGGTATATTCCCAGAAGTTACTGGTACACAGAATGAGTTTGATGGTTCTAACGTAGTCAGTGGGGCAACCTCTGGTGCTGCGGGACAACCTGATGTAAACTTCCCTGCTGTTCCAAACTCATCTTCTAGAACTATTAACAACACTGAATATGACTTAGGTATGAAGTTCAATAATGGGTATGCAAAACCCGAAGTTGCTTCAAACTCTGGTGACGTTGTGTACATAGATAATAGGAGATCAATCAGTCGTGCGAACGACCAAGTAGAAGATATTAAAATCGTAATCGAGTTCTAATGGCACAAAACACCAATCTAAACGTCACCCCATATTACGACGACTTTGATAAAACGAAAAACTTTTATCGAGTGCTATTTCGTCCTGGATTTCCAATCCAAGCGAGAGAACTTACTACCATGCAGTCTATACTGCAGAATCAGGTAGAGAACGTCGGATCACATCTATTCAAAGATGGATCAATGGTTATTCCAGGTCAGATAGGATATGATCTAAATGTCGATGCTATCCAGTTACAAGAGTCATTCTTAGGTGCCGATGTAGAGAATTATCGTACACAGTTGACTGGTAAAATTATTGAGGGTCTTACATCTGGTGTAAAAGCAAAAGTATTATTCAGTATATCTGCAACAGAATCATCAAAAGGTTATATCACATTATATGTTAAGTATATTGAGTCTGGTGGTACAGGAAACACTCAGTCTACTTTTTCTAACAACGAACAGTTAATAACAGATACAGAAATAACATTTGGTACAACTTTGATTGAAGTTGGATCACCATTTACTCAACTACTTCCCACATCTGCTTTACAAGTTGGATCAGTAGCATACATACAAGATGGTGTATTTTTCATCAGAGGTTTCTTTGTTGATGTAGCATACCAGTATTTACTATTAGATCAGTATGGAAGCAACCCCTCCTATCGTATCGGACTTGACATACAAGAATCAATTATCACTCCAGAGGATGACTTATCCCTCAATGATAATGCTGCAGGAACATCTAACTATGCTGCTCCTGGTTCTCATAGATTTAGAATCACAACAAGATTAGTTAAGAAACTACTTACAGATGATGCTGATAAAGATTTCCTAGAACTATTAAGAATCAACAACAGTAAAGTTGAAAAACTTGTTGATAGAAGTGCATATGATGAACTAGAAAGATCATTAGCAAGTAGAACTTTTGAAGAGTCTGGTGATTATGTTGTAAAAGATTTTGCTATTACAACTAGAGAGAACCTTGATGATGGATTTAATAACGGTGTATATGCAGCAAGTAGTACAACTGCAACTGGTAATACTGCTGCAGAAAGATTGTATGCCATGGAGTTTGGACCTGGAACTGCATACGTTAGAGGATATAGAGTTAAAACATTATCGCCAACATATGTTGACTTAGACAAACCAAGAGATACACAATCAGCACAGAACACTATCATACCATTTGAAATGGGTAATGATGTTGTTGTAACAAATGTCTACGGTTTTCCTAATGCAACTGGATCTACATTATCAAACGCATATCAAACTATTGAACTGAGAGATGACTTTACATCTTCTGGTGGTACTGGTGCGGGGAATGTTGTAGGTTTCGCAAGACTTGCTACTATGGAGCATACTTCTGATGGTGACAATACAACCTTTGGTGATGCTGATGACACATATAAAATGAATCTATTTGATGTACAGATGTTTACTGTCATCGAATTAGCAACTGCACAGACTATAGACCTAGGATCACTATTAGTTGGTGCTACATCTGGTGCGAGAGGATACCTTGTAAATGCTTTGAGTGCTGCTGATCACGCCACATTATATGGTGTAGAAGGTACATTTGCTGTCGGTGAAATGATAACAGTTGATGGTTTAAACAAAGATACTATTGAGGTTGTACATTCATATAATTTCTCAGATACAAGACAACTTTTAGCAAGAGATGAAAGTTCAAATGCTGTAGAATTTACTTCTGATATCATACTCAATGATAATATAGGGGTTCAAGGTTCACAGTTTACTTATGATGCTACAGGTAGTGCTGAAAAGATTACTGGTTTACAATCAAACTTTGCTTTAGATTTAAAACCTGGAGACAAAATATTATTCAACACAACTAAATTTGTTACTGTAGATAAAGTTAACCCTGCTGCTTTGACTGGTAGTCAAAACTCTACTATCTTTGATTATGCTGCACAAACAGTAAATGTAACCCCTGGTGCAGGTAGTGCTGCTCCTACTGCAGGAGATTATCCTGCTCTACTAAGACAACGTGCTAAGTTAAACAATATTGATAATGCCGATCTTCTTAGTGCAATGCCTAAGAAATATATTAAGAGTATATCTGACGAATCTATGATCGTTAGAAGAACATTTGATGCTAGATCAGTTGCTTCAAACTCAATATCAATTACTCTACCTGCTAATGAACAGTTCCAATCCATCTCCGATGAGAACTATACAATCACAGTTCTTGCAGGTTCAAACTCTACTCACCCAGTTGGTGATCAGATCACTATCAATACTACCTCTAGTAGTGCTATTGGTTATACCACGTTCACCTCTGCTGATAGAACTACTATCCAGATTGAAAACTTAACAAGTATTACTTCTGTTAAAGTTACTGCGACAATATCTAAGAACGTTACAACTAAGAAAACAAAAGCAGGACAACAGATGTTTGTTATCAAGGTTAACAAAACAATCGAGAACCTTGACAAGCAAAACTATGGTTTAGTATATTCAAACTTATATGGAACTAGAGTACAAGATAGAGACCTGTCTCTTGGTCTCGTAGACTCTTATAGATTACATGCTGTATATGAATCTAATGATGATAATGATCCAATCATACCTAGTGTAACATTAGTAGAACCAACTTTCTTTGCTACAGGAACTATCGTAACTGGTAGAACTTCTGGTGCAAGAGCAAAGGTTGTTGCATTTAGTTCTGGTACCTTAAAATTAAGTCTAGTTTACATTAGCGGTGCACTACAAGCAGGTGAAACTATTGATGGATTTGATAGTGCAAATACTGCAATCAATGCTATTATTAATGACTCTGCAGGATCTGTTATTGTAGGATCAAAAGTTATTACAGATAACTACTTCCTAGAAGTTGCACAAACAAACTTCATGTACGATCAGTCAAGAATTGTGCGTAAGAAAGGCGTATCAACACCTATCAGAAAAGTATTAATGGTTGTTGATTACTACACTCACTCTGCAACTGGTGATTATTTCGGTGGTCAATCATATCTCGATACAACTTATAATGATATTCCATTCTTCGGTACAAAATATCTTGCCGATTATCTAGACTTTAGACCTTCATCTAAGAATCTTTATAGTGGAACTGGTACAGTAGCATCTCCTGCATATGTTAACTGTTCAACATTTGACTTTAAGTCAAGAGTATTCAATGTATCTGGATCTCCAAATGCTACTATATTTGATGTTCCAAAACTTAATAGTAACTTCCGAGCAGACTTTGACTGGTATCTACCTAGAATTGATAAAGCATTCTTAACACCTGCAGGTGAGTTCCAAATAGTTAAAGGTAAATCATCTGAGTCACCTCAAGAACCTGATGATCTAAAAGATGGTATGCTTCTAGCAACCATGTCACATAAACCATATGGTTTTGATGCAGAAACTGATGTAGTTATTACTAGATCGGATAATAAACGCTATACCATGAGAGATATTGGTGGTCTTGAACGTAGATTAGATCAAGTTGAGTATTATACATCACTTAATATGCTTGAGGCTGATACTTTCAATACTAAAATTATTGATGTTGATGGTAAAGATAGACTTAAGAATGGATTTATTGTTGATGATTTCTCTGATCATAGTAAATCTCAGACATCACATGAAGATTTTGCTGCTGCATTATCATTTTCAGACGGTCAGTGTCATCCTTCACACTATACAACTAACGTTGCATTACAAGTTAATACAACAGTATCTCAAAACTATCAGCAAACGGGTCCTTGTATAACTCTGCCATACACTGAGTTGACTATTATTGAACAACCATATGCTTCTAGAGTTGAGAACATTAACCCATTCAACGTATTTACTTACATTGGACGTGTTGATTTAACTCCTGCATCTGATGACTGGTTAGAAACACAACGTTTACCTGCACAGGTACAACAAGTAGAAGGTGATTTCCAAGCAGTATCATCAGAACTTCGTGTTGACCAAAATGGTTTTGCTCCTATCCAATGGGGTGCATGGAGAGATCAGTGGACAACATCTAGAACTGTTGCAAGTACAACTACAAGAAATAATTTCTGGTTAGCAGAAGATATCGGTAGATCACCTAGACCTGATGTATGGAGTGGTCGTGGTATGAGACGTGTTAATAGAGAAGAAACTATTGCTACTACAGTTAGACAAAGAAGAACTGGTATTAGATCTAGAGTTATCCCTAGAATTGATAGACAGTCACTAGGAGATAGTATTATATCTGCTACACAGATTCCATGGATCAGATCTAGAAACGTTAAAGTTAATGTTGAAAGACTAAAACCAAGAACTCGTTTCTACGGATTCTTTGATGGTAGAAAAGTTAGTGATTATATGACACCAAAATTAGTTGAACTGATTAAGAACCCTGCTACAGATGCTCGTACAAACTCTACTCCATTCATCCCAGGAGAGACTGTGAGAGGTCAAACTAGTGGTTGTGTTCTAAAGGTAGCAGCACCTAATGATTTGTATAACTTTAACCCATATGATGATACAGCAATGCCTACATCATATGCTTCTACTACAGCATTCGTAAACATCAATACTGATGATCTTGCTGCACAGGCAGTTGGTTCATTCTACGGTAATGTGATTGTTGGTGAAGTATTGGTTGCTGATTCTGGTGCTAGAGCAGTTGTTAAAGATCGTAGATTAATCTCTGACAGATTTGGTAAGATGGGAGCATCATTCTTTATTCCTCCTTCTGCTGTAGACACCAATCCACGTTGGGCAACTGGAACTAGAACTCTTAGATTCTCAACATCTGATAGTGATTCTAGAATAGGTGGTGCAGTAGCATCATCTGCTGAAGCAGAATATGAAGCAAGAGGTACATTGAACAGAGTTCGTGAAAACATCCTTGCTGTTAGAAACGCTGAAGTTGTTCGTGATACAACTACACAAGAAAGAAACTTCAATACAATCAGAACTGAGACAAGACAGGTTGGTTGGTATGACCCTCTTGCACAGTCATTTATTACTGACGAAGAAGGTGGTGTATTCTTAACTTCTGTTGAAGTATACTTTAAAACTAAAGACGCAAACATTCCTGTTTCTATGCAGGTCAGAACAATGGAAAATGGATATCCTACAACAAGTATCCTACCATTCTCTGATGTAACTCTTGAACCATCTGTTATTCAGTTATCTGAAACTGCTGCTGTTGCGACTAAATTTACATTTAAAGCACCTGTTTATATTCCACAATCTATAGAACATTGTTTTGTTCTCCTATCTGACTCCAATACATACACGGTTTGGATATCTAGAATGGGTGAGGTTGATATTACTGGTGACAGAACTATATCTGAGCAACCATATGCAGGTGTTCTATTCAAATCACAGAACGCATCTACTTGGACTGCTGATCAGTATGAAGATCTTAAGTTTAAAGTTAATAGAGCAGAGTTTAATACTGGTGCTAGTTCTATAGTAACGTTAAATAATGCTCCTCTTGATATTGGTAATGGTGGTAAGTTAACCCTTGCATCAGATCCAGTACAAACATTCTTACCAGAACAAGATTTACTTCTAAACTCAACTTCTCTACCTTATACAGTTGGAGCGAGAATATATCAGAAGACAACTCTTGCACAAGGTACTATTGCTAAGAGAACTGATAATGCAGGTGGTGTAATATTAACAGTAAAAGATATCACTGGATCATTCCAAGCAGGTTCTAATACTGGTGGTGTTATTACTCAAAGAATTGTTTCATCTAAAACTACTGCAACTATGGTTGTTAGTGGTGCATCTGGTGACTTTACTGTCGGTGAGACAATCACAGGTAACTCAGCAACAACTCCTACTGCTGAAGTTGTAACATGGACTGCAGGATCAAATACATTAACATTGAGATATGTCTCTACTGAGTTTACTCCCTCTAGTGAAACAATCACTGGTGGAACATCAACTGTTACTGCAACTGTAAGTTCTATAACTTATGCAGGTGACGCTGTTGAAGCAAGTGCAATATCTGACGCATACCCAACTGCAACTCCAACATTCTCAGCAACACAAAGAAAAGTAAGATTTGCACACAGTAATCACTGTATGTACAGTGCTTCAAACAACGTTATTATCACTGGTGTAAAATCAGAAGTATCTCCAACATACTTAACTGCTGCTATATCAGCAACTGATACTACGGTAAACGTAAACGATGCTTCTGCATTCCATCAAGTTATTAATGGTAATGCAATAAGTTCTACTGTAAAAGGATATGCAAGAATCATTAGTAATGCAGGAACTGAAATTGTATCTTATACAGCAATATCAAGTGACTTTAAGACTATAACAGTATCAGAAAGAGGACTAGATGGAACATCTGGAGTATCACACGTTGACGAATCAATTGTTGAATGCTATAACCTTGATGGTATACCACTAATCGAGATTAATAAAACTCATACTGGTATATTGAATCCAACATTAGATACTTACGAGATATCTACAACATCTATTGCTAGACTTGGTATTAGATCTGGTGGTACAGGAGTTGTTGCAACACAAAATATACAGTATGATATCTTAGTTCCTCAAATCGAGAGAATGTTATTACCTCAAACAGGTGTAACTGCAAGAATTAATGGTATAAGTGGTACATCAATCAATGATGGTCAAACAAGATTACAAGAATCATTTGCAAATGATGGTGTATTCTCTGACATTATATTGAGTGAAGATAATCAACTACTAGCACCTCAACTTATATGTTCAACAATCAATGAATCATCTGAGCTCTCTGGTGCTAAGTCATTTAGATTAGATCTAACAATGACTAGTGGTAAATCTAATGTATCTCCTGTTCTTGATACGGATAGGATGTCAATGACATGTGTTATGAATAGGATTAATAGTCCTGCTGATCCTAACACAGCTAAACAATCTGTTGGTGATTTACACGATGGTGTGTATATAACTCGTGCTGCAGATCTTTCAAATCCCTCTGGTGCATTGAAAGTTATGTTTGCAGGTTATCGCCCAAGTAACACTTTCATAAAGGTCCTATATAGAATACGACCTACTGGATCAACAGATTCAATCGAAACATTTGGATTTGAGTTCTTCCCAGATTCTTCAGCATCAACACCTTCGACTACAGAAACTTTCGTTTTCAAAGATTACGAATATGAAGTCTCTGGTTTGAGTTTCGACCAGTATCAAATCAAGATTGTATTTGTTTCACCAAATCAATCTTCAGCACCCATCATTGAAGACTTCCGAGCAATTGCTCTCGCTGTATAATGTATCAACCTGTAAAAGGAAAAGATAACTGGTTTCGTGATTCACAAAGTGGATCATTTGACTGTGTTGATGAATCCACTTACGACAAATACATGAAATCACATGCAGCAAGTAAGAAAGCAAAAGAAGATTTTTCTACTTTACAAAACGAAGTTAATGGGTTAAAATCAGATATGAGTGAAATAAAATCACTCTTACTAACGTTAGTTCAAAAAACATCATGACAACATCAGCACCTGCAGAGGCACCTGTTGAAAAGGTCTCACAAGATGAGATGCTTAAACAGTTCAAAGATCGATACGCAGCATTGATCAAAGAAAATCAAGATCTTACAGCAAAGATCAAGGAAAATGAAGTGACTGCTTTAAAACTCCAAGGAGCAATAGAAACCCTAGAGTATTATGGAGCAGCACCTGAGGTAACAGAAACAGTACCAGAAACTCCAGAATTGACAGATTAAGTTGAAGGGGGGTCTAGAACCCCCTTCTTTCTATCATAAATAACTTGGAAGTGTAATCCCTATAGAGTTATAACTCAAAAATGGCAAATAGACTACAATTAAGAAGAGGTGGCGCACAAGAATGGGCAAACTCTAACCCAACTCTTGCACAAGGTGAACTTGGCATCGAACTTGATACTGGAAGGTTCAAGATTGGTGACGGTGTAACTGCGTGGAATACTCTGACTTATGAGAGACCTGTTGAATCTACTTCTAACACTGCAAATACATTAGTACAAAGGGATGCTGATGGTAATTTTGCTGCAGGTACTATTACTGCAACTCTTATTGGTAACTCTTCTACTTCTGCTAGACTTGCTTCAACTAGACAGATCCAACTTTCCAGTGATGTACTAGCAACTGGTGTATTTGACGGATCACAGAACTTAAATTTAACTGCTGCATTAGCACTTCAATCAACACTACCTCATTACGATGGTTCAGCATCTGCTACAGGAACTTATACTAAAGTAACAGTTGATGCGAAAGGAAGAATAACAAACGCTTCAAACCCAACAACACTTGCAGACTATAATCTTAATGGAACTGTAGAAGGATCTTCTGCTCAACCATATGACTTAGACCTTGTTGCAATTGCAGGTCTTACTACTACAGGTTTGATATCTAGAACCTCTGGTGGTGCAATGGCAACCAGAACAATTACTGGAACGTCAGGAAATATATCAGTAAATAATGGAGACGGTGTATCAGGAAACCCAACTCTAGATATCATTACAACTGCTGTTACAGCAGGTAACTATAATACGGAATCCCTGACATCCGTATCTGGAGCAGGTGGAAGTGGAGAACCCTTTGGTACTGCTACAGTTAACGCTACTAAGTTCACTGTTGATGACCGTGGCAGACTAACATCTGCGACAAATGTACCAATCGCTACTGCTGCAGAAGGTAGTAAGTACGCTAGCTACAGTGCAGGTACAACTTACGTTAGATATGACATCATTGCTAACGCATCAAAGGTTTATCAAGCAATCCAAGGAATCGCAGCAGGTAGTGGTGCTCCCACTCATACTAGCGGTGACTCTGGCGGGTGGCGATATCTCGCTGCCGAGGCAACAGAGCAGAAAGGATTGGCTAGTTTTGCACAGGAAGATTTCGACGTTGACAGCAATGGGCACGTCACGATCTCCTCCTTAGGAGTTGACAACACTCAACTACAAAATAATAGAATTGGATTTGCTGACGGTAATACAATAGAGACTTTTGAACTAGATCAAGAACTTACAGCAACATCTGGATACAGAGGATTTAACTATCTTAACTACGTTAAAGTAAACAACACTTCTGGTAGTTTACTTTTCGGTGCTAACAACACAGGAGATAGTGGAAATGGAGAGGTAGATATAAATGTAAAAACATTATTCAGTGATCCAGATTTCATTCTAGATGGTGCTACAGCACAACAGATTGATAAGACTGGTGATGGTGATTTCAATATAGAACTAACACAGAACAGTTCTTCTGCTAGAAACCTTACTGTTGCTTCTACAAACGCAGGATCTGGCACAAGTACATTAACTCTTACTGCAGAAGATGTCGTTGATATTGATGCATCTGCTGCTACTGGTAAAGTTCATATTGAAAATGTAAGAGTTCAAACAAACTATATTGGATCAACAGATTCAACCTTACACCTTGACCCAGGTGATGATAGAGCAATAACAGGGTTAGTACGAGTTCACGGAGATTTTCAAGTAGATGGTACGACGACGACAATTAATTCAACAGTTACAACAGTGGATGATCCCATCATTACTCTTGGTGGGGATTCTGCTCCTGCTAGTGATGACAATAAAGATCGTGGGGTTGAGTTCAGATATTACGACTCTCAAGCAAGAGTTGGTTTCTTTGGTTACGACGACAACTACACCGACCTTGGAGGACATGTCGGAGGATTCACATTTTTACACGACGCCACAAATACTTCTGAGGTCTTTAGCGGAACAGCGAGTGGTATAACTGCAGGTAACTTAAAACTTACAACAAACACAAACTCAACATCTAATACTACTGGAGATTTGGTAGTTGCAGGTGGTGCAGGTATAGGAGATGATGTTAATATTGGTGGTCTACTAGATGTTGATGGCACATTCAGAGCAAACAGCACATCTAGATTTGATGATAATATTGTTTTACAAGGTGCTTCTAAGACATTACAACTAAACAATGGATCTGGAACTACTAAGATTGAGTTCCAATCTACAACTGGTAATGCATCTATTACAGGTATAACTGATATTACAGGCAACCTTAACGTTAACACTAACAAGTTTAACGTTGTTGCTGCTTCTGGTAACACAACTATTGCAGGTACATTGGGTGTTACAAGCATTGCTACCTTCTCTAATAATATTGATGCAAACGGTGACGTTGCAATATCAGGTAACATTCACTCAGAAAGCACAAATGATATTACTGCTGCCAAGAACGGAACATCTGGTGCTTGGGAGATCCAATCAAATGATTATGGTTCATTAAGAGTTGACGGTGGTGCATACGTTGCAGGTTCTGCTCTGATTGATGGTACGTTACACGTTAACGGTCCTCTTGAGATTAAGGATAGTGCAACAGAAACTGAATCTAGATTGAACTGGTTGAGAGTTAGATACAGAGGTCGTTTTGGTGACAGTTACCAAGCATCTCCATCTTATGCATCTCATAACTTCTCTACCTTAAAGGCACATGGTGGTGCAGGTATTATGAAATCCTTGTACGTTGGTGCTACAGGGTCAGGTGAAGGATTCTACGTTGGTAAACTAAACAGTGGAGATACTGCTAAGTTCTCTGTTGTTGGTGCATCTGGAAATACAGATATTCAAGGTACACTTGACGTTGCAAGTAACACAAATATTAATGGCACACTAGACGTTGATGCAGACTTCGCTGTTAGAAACGGAACTACTGATAAGTTCTTCGTTGACAATGTAACTGGTAATACTAATATTGAGGGAAGTCTAACTGCTGATGGTCACACAGAATTAAATAGCACTCTTAACGTTGATAGTAATACAACACTTGGTGCACAACTTACAGTAACTGGTAACTCCGAGTTCAACGGAACTGTAGATGTTGATGCAAACTTTGCAGTCAGATCAGGTTCAACTGATAAGATGACTGTTGCATCTTCCACAGGTAACATTGCAACTGATGGTACACTAACAGTTCAAGGTGAAACACAGATCATTGACTCTCTAATCATCAATGCATCTAACGAAGAGTTTGCAATTCAGAATGGTTCTGGAGTAGATAAGTTCACAGTTGATACTGATAATGGTAACACTATTATTGCAGGTCAAGTGACTGTAACAGGTGCTACTCAAATCAATAATTCTCTAGGAACGACTGGGGTAAATACGCTAACTAATAATAGCGATCAAACATTAACAGGATCTTATAGTGCTGATGGTGCGATAAGACTTACTGGTGGTGCAGGTATCGGTAAAAACCTTGCTGTTGGGCAAGGATTAAGAGTCTATGGTGGCACTGAACTAACAGGTGCACTAGATCTTAATAACAATGCTGACATATCAGGAACATTAACAGTCTCTGATCAAACTATTGTCAAGGCAGATAATAAGTTCTTTAAAGTTCAAACTGCTGCAGGAGTTGACAAGTTTACAGTTGACACTGATAATGGTAATGTCGTATCACAAGGTGAACTAACTGTAGCAGGTGATGCTGCACTTCAGTCTGACCTTACAGTCACAGGTAATTTAACAGTCAATGGAACAACAACAACAGTTAACAGCACAGTCACTACTATCGATGACCCTATTATTACTGTTGGTGGTGACACAGCACCCGCGTCTAACGATGGTAAGGATAGGGGTGTGGAGTTTCGCTACTACGACGGTTCTGCTAAAATTGGTTTCTTTGGTTTTGATAGATCAACACAAGAATTCTCATTCTTAACAAGCGCAACTAATAGTTCAGAAGTATTAAGTGGTACTGACGGTGCATTAAGAGTTGGATCTATTAATGTAACTGGTGCAGGTACTTCAGTAGATATCGATAATAACTTAAATGTTGATGGTACAGCAACAGTAGATGGACAGATTATATCTCAAGTATCATCTGGACCTGCTCTTGTTATTCCTACAACCGACAAGATTAATAATCTAAACGCAGACTTACTAGATGGTATGACAACTGCGACTGCTGCAACAGTCTCTACAGTTGTAAATCGTGACTCATCTGGTGACTTTGCTGCTAATCAAATCACTGCTGCTAGTGCTACAGGATCTGGTGCAGGTTTCTTAGGTAACGCTTCTACTGCTGATGCATGGAAGACTGCTAGAACATTCACTATTACAGGTGTTGTATCTGGTTCTGTATCTGTAGATGGTAGTTCTGCTCCAACAATCACAACAACATATGTTGATGATGATATTACTGCTTTAGCAGCAATGGCTGGCACAGGATACGTTGTAAGGACTGCTGCTAACACTTATGCACAAAGAACATTTTCTGCTACATCATCCTCTGGTATTACACTAACAAACGCTGATGGTGTTTCTGGTAATACTGTAATCAACGTTGCTTCATCAGCATCTAACTCTGCTAACAACTTAGTTCTAAGAGATGCATCTGGTAACTTTGCTGCAGGAACTATTACTGCGAACCTCACTGGACAAGTTTCAGATATCTCAAATCATAATACTGGTGCTTTAACAGAAGGATCTAATCTATACTACACTGACGAAAGAGTTGACGATAGAATCAATGCTCTATTCGTTGCAAGTACTGGTATCACTAGAGTTTATGATGACACTGCTAATACATATACACTATCCGTAACACAGTCAGATATTAATACTGACACAATAACTGAAGGATCAAGCAATTTATTCACCACTGCTGCAAGAACGAGGACACACTTTTCTTACGGAACAGGAATTGAGTTGTCTGGCAGTGGTGCACTTTCTGTAACTCAAGCAGACATTAGCACTGATAATGTAACTGAAGGATCAACAAATCTATTCACAACTGCTGCAAGAACTAGAACACACTTCACATATGGAACTGGTATTACACATAGTTCTGGAACTCTATCAGTCACACAGGCAGATATTAATACAGATAATGTAACTGAAGGATCATCTAACCTCTTTACAACTGCTGCGAGAACTAGGACACATTTCACATATGGAACTGGTATCAAACTTACTACTGCTGATCTAGCATTAGACTTTACTGAGTTTGACACAGACAATGTTAGTGAAGGATCAACTAATGAATACTATACAAATGCTCGTGCTGATGCAAGAGTTAACTTACAGACTGGTGCAAATTTAGATCTATCCAATAAATCAACAACTAATCTATCTGAAGGAACAAATCAATACTATACAGAAGCAAGAGTTCAAGCAAAACTTGACAATGCTTATGAGCAACTAAGAGCAATGTTAACTAACCTTGCTACATCAACTACACTTACACTAGGACTTAGTGGAGACCCAACACCAGGTGCAGTTGTTACAACAGGAGTCAGTGTTGGTGGTGGCGGGGGATTCACAGGAGCAACAGGAGTCGCAACTTCTGGTGGAACTGGATCTAGTTTGACTGTTAATACTACAGTTGATTCTGATGGAAACATTACTGCTGCTGCAGTAAACGCAGGTGGTTCTGGATATCTAATCACAGACACTGTTACAATCACCAATGCTAATGCAGGTAAGGTTCTTACATTGAACTTAGCAACATTATCTGGTGGAACAGGTTACACATCTGCAACTGGAGTCGCAGTTACTGGAGGATCTGGTTCTTCTATGACTGCTGACATTACAGCATCTGGTGGTGCTATCACTAACGTAACAGTTAATAATGGTGGAACTGATTTTGCAGCAGGTGAGACTATAACTATTACTAATGCTAATGCATCTGGTATTAAGACTGTAGGAAACTTTGGTGCAACTGATGCATCAAGAACACCTGGCACTTACACCTTAGGCACATCTGATTATAGCACTCAAAACTCTGGTGCTAATGCAACATTCACTGTTGTAATCGGTACTGGTGGAACTGTTGATTCTGTTACCGTCACAGATGATGGTAGTGGATTCATCGTCAATGAGACTGTCACAGTTGCTGATGCCCAACTTGGCGGTGGTGGCGGTGCTGCTCTCACCTTTGATGTTACAGCAATTCATGGTAATGGAGCAACAGTTAATATCGCTACTGTTGCAACAAACGCAACATTAACTCTTACTGACATCACAACGATGGAAGTTGGAGCAACTGTTACAGGTGCTACTTCTGGCACCACAGGTGTTGTTACTGCTCTTAGCACTAACGCAATCACTGTTGATAATGTAGATGGATTCTTTAAGAAAGGAGAAGTCGTCAGTGCAAATGATGTTACCACATTAACTATATCTTCATTCTCTTGATAACCCATGTCAGCAACTAGACCCGCAACTAAAACCGAACTAAGAGATTATGCTCTTCGTCGTTTGGGATTTCCAACGATTGACATCAACGTTGCTACAACGCAACTCGATGATTTAATTGAAGAGGCGATTGACTACTATCAAGAGTATCATTACAATGGTAGTTACAAAACTTTTATTAAAATAGAAGTTACTGAAGCTATCAAGACCGCTGCACAAGCATCTGCTCAAATTGGTTCTACTGCTTGGTATGAAGGAACTGAGTATGTTGATTTACCTCCTGGTGTATTGAGTATTACTAATGTTTATAGTCAAATTGGTGCGTCTAGTGTTGTTCCTGGAAATATTTTTAATATTAAGTATCAAATTTTCTTGAATGATATT